CCCCCATGATGGACCACGGGGTCAAGACCCCCCACCCCCCTTTCACGTGTGTCGGAATTGTCTGGAACAAAAATTTTGGACAACCCCACAAACCCAACGTATAAGACGCGCGTAGGGGATGCATATATAGACTCAACCCAGCCTACCACCCCTATAAACCGAACCGCGGCGCCCCCACGCCACCGCGGTTGACTTTGCACCGAGCCGACCGTCACCAGCCCCGGCGCCATCATGCTGCGCTACATGCTCGCCAGCGGCACCAAAGCGGTGGTCGGTAGCGAGGCGCCGGCACCGTTCGTCATCCCGCCCAACAGCGGCGTGTTGGTGCGGTGCACCAATCCGGTGGCGCAGGCGGCCAGCGTTTCCTGCGATCTCACCTTCACCGAGGTGGCCGCGCTGCTTTGACTTCGGGCGGAGGCTGGCGCACGCTGGCCTCCCCTGTCCCGGAGACCCGTCATGGCCACGACCACCACTCCCGTCAAGCCCAGCTCGCGTGGCAAGCAGGCGCGGGTCCACCCCAGCCCCGACCCGCGCGCGCCACTTAAGGCGCGGGTGGCCAGCGGCGACTACGGCACGGTGCAGCCGGCCGCCATGAGCCATCGTGGCCGGGGGCGGTGCTGATGAACGGCATGCTCAGTACCTACGACCAGCTCGCGTGGGGCGCCAAGGTCAGCGCCGAGTTTCGTGACCGCGTGTTCGCCATTGCGCGCGACCTGCGCGTGGATCCGAACTACCTCATGGCCGCCATGGCATGGGAGAGCGCCGAGACGTTCCGCCCCGACATCAAGAACATGGCCGGCAGCGGCGCCACCGGCCTCATCCAGTTCATGCCGTCCACTGCCAAGGGCCTCGGTACCACCACCGCCAAGCTGGCGCGCATGACCGCGGTGGAGCAGCTGGGCTACGTGCATGCGTACTTCGTCCCGGCGCGCGGTCTGCTGCACACCCTGTCCGACGTCTACATGGCCATCCTGTGGCCCAAGGCGATCGGCAAGGCCGAGTCCTACGTGCTGTGGGATGCCAAGAGCCGGCCGACGACCTACCGCCAGAACCGCGGGCTGGACGTCAACAAGGACGGCTACATCACCAAGGCCGAGGCCGCGGGCAAGGTGCACCAGAAGCTGGTCAAGGGCATGAGCGGTGGCCGGTTGTGGCGCAGCCCTGCCAGCCCGGCGCCCATGGTGTAGAGTGGCCGCGGGCAATTCCGCCCGCCCATGAGGAACGCACGCATGGCCATGACCTACACCCGCTTCCAGCAGTTTCTGCGCGACGTTGGCATCAGTCCCGGCGACACCGAGGCCACCAACGCCAAGATGGCTGCTGCCGCCGCGGTTACCCCGATCGCCACCGCCGATGCCAGCGACCCGGCCACCACGCAGGCGCTGGCCAACGCGTGCAAGGCCAAGATCAACGAGCTGCTGGCCGCACTGGCGACGTAACTGGGACGGGGGTCACGCCGCCGTAACATCGGCTTGACCCCCCACCCCCTACATTGCAGACTTCCCCTACCCGCCCGAGGCGGCTCCATGTCCCTTTCCAAGAGAGCCACCATGAGCCAGCAGCCTGCTGCGGGTCAGGATCCCGACGTGGCGGTCCTGAAAGAAAAACTGCAGACCATCAGCGAGAACGTGCGCGACTTGGCCAAGGCGATGACCGAGGGCATGGCCGCGACCAACGTCAAGCTCGAACGCGTCACCGAGATCGCGCTGAACCTGACGCAGGTGCAGGCACGCATGGAGGCCCATAGCGAGGGTCTGCAGCGCTCGTTCTCGGCCATCAAGGATCTGGAGACCACGATGGAGATGCAGCGCGCCGACGATTTGAAATGGCGCGAGCGGCACGAGTCTACCCATGCCATGATCGAGAAGCGGCTGAACCGCGCGTCCGGTGCCCTGTGGGCGTTCGGCGTGGTCGCCACCATCGTGCTGGGCCTGTTCATCTGGGCCATCAACCCATGGTTCGCCCAGATCACCGACAACACCAAGGGCCAGACCGAGCTGCAGCGCCGCGTGGACCGAATCGAAAACTCCGCCATGAGGACTTCGCCATGAACTTCATCATCCGCCTGCTGGGCCTGACCCCCGTCGCCAACGCCGACAAGTGGTACCGCAAACAGACCACGTGGCTATCGCTGCTGCAGGGCGCGCTCGGTGCCGGCGTCGCCGCCTACATCGCGCTGCCGGCGCGCATGACCGACCAGTGGCCGGACTGGCTCATCAGCAGCTTCGGCTACAGCACCGTCGCGGTGGCCATCGCCACGTGGGTCGCGGCCAACGTCCGGCAGGATAAGATCGCCGCCCCGCCGGTGGTGCACGAGCCGCTGCAGCGCCTGCCGGAGGAGTGATGGCACGCAAACTGCTCATGGTCACGGTGCGCGGGACCCAGCACACGTGGGCGTTTCCGTTCTACGGCGACCCGGCGGACATGCCCGACTGGGCAGCGGACGGGTTGGACGTCGTGGAGGTAGTCAACGTCATCCCCGATTGGGTGCCGCCGGGCATGACCCGGCTCTGGTGTGCCCTGCAGGACGTGTTCAACTTCAAGAACCCGTTTGCCCGTTGACTTTGCACCGGGGGCGGTCAACCCTATGGCCGCCCCCCACTGCGAGTCGCCCATGTCCAACGCGATGCCCTACGTGATGCGCTACGGCGCGGTGTTCGACCTGAACGTCACGCTGCTGGCCAAGCATTGCATCATCGGGTTGTACGACCTCTGATGGCCAAGAACACACGCAAAGCCGCCAAGGCGGTGCTCCTCGATGCGGTCCGCTTCGTCGGCCGCGATGTCGTGGTCATCGGCGAGGATCTGGTGGCCACGTCCATCTCGCTCAATTCCAGCAAGGACATCCAGCGTGCCCTCACCCTCGTCAACGAAGCCCGGAAAAAGCTCCTGCGCTGGCAGCGAGAACGGGAGCAGCAGGAGAAAACCCATGCCGTCCAAGCCCTCAAAACCCTCCAAAGCCGCAACGGTCGGTAAGGCCGTGCTCGGTGCTGTCACCGCGCCAGCCCGTGGCACCGTTGGCCTGACGCGCAAGGCGCTGAAAGGCACCAGCGCGCCGGAGCCGCCGCCCATGGGCAAGTACCGCGGCAAGACCAGCGCGACGCGCGGATGACCCCGGCCCTGTACTGGCGCATTGGCCTCGTGCTCGCCCTCGCGGCGGGCGCGTGGTTCGTGTACCACACGGTGCAGCAGAATGCGGTGCTGCGTGAGCGCGCCGACATCTTCGCCCGTCAGATCGACACGCTGCAGAAGCGTGCCGCCGCGCTCGAAGCCATGCGCGTGGAGAACCAGAAGTTCGACACCGAGACCGACACGCAGGCCAGCCGTGGCATTGCGCGCAACGAGTCCGCCCGCCGGAGCAACTCCGATGTCATTGCGATCGACAAGCCTTGGCCTGCTGCTGTGCGTGGCCGCGTGTTCGCAAACCCCGACCCGACCAGTGGCTCCACCGAGCCTGCAGGACACGCTGGCGCCGGAGGCAGTGGTCGGGACGAAGTACCGCAGCCGTGACGAGCTGATGGCGGACCCGGCGGCCACGCCGCTGGATACCGACAACCAGCTCATCGCCACCGAGGCGGCGCTGCGCAAGGCCAACCGCGACCAGATCGACAGCGCCGCCCTCCTGCGCGACGAAGGCAAGGTCGCCTGCGGCTGGTGGGCGCGCTTCCGAGGACGATGCCAGTGAACGACAACGTGAAACCGCTACGTAAGGACGTAGTGATCGCACAGGACAACACAGACCAAATCGTCAAGGAGCTGCGCGATCTGGCTGACAAATTCGAGCGGCGTGAGGTGGCGGTAGCCCACGGCACTGGAGTGCACGTGGCCTTTGAAGCGCACGACACTTTCATCCAGACCTACACGTGCGGTGACGACACGAAGCAGCACGCGGTGTTTGTGTTCGACGCTGGGCACGCCATTCACATGAGGACGCTGTTCGATGGGTAACGTCGTTTCTTTCCCCGACAAGGGCAGTGGCCCTCATCTCGAAGGCCCGATGAAGTGCGTGCGCTGCCAGCATACATGGCGCGGCGTAGCACCAGTGGGCTTGGTCGATGGGTTCGAGTGCCCCGCCTGCCACAACATGACCGGCGTCATCTTCGGCATGATTCAGCCGGCGGATGAATTTTGGCAGTGCAATTGCGGGAACAACCTGTTCCACCTCGACCGCCGCGGCGCGCCTCTGTGTTGCAATTGCGGACTGCGCGCCACCAGCTGGGCAGACAGTTAGGTCCACCCTCCCACCGGCGGCGCCACGACGGTACCGAACCGGCTCCCGCTGCCACGGCGCAGGAATTTGGGAATGCGGCCTTGCACGTCGCCCGCGGCGACCATGGTGGCGTACTGCAGCGCGTCGGACAGGTCCGAGACCGGATGCAGCTTCTCCGGCTTTTCCTCCAGCTCACCGCTCTTGGTGGTCTTGTAGCGGTAAGCGCTCGACACCGCGTTGATGATCTGCTTGACAGTTGGCGAAAACTCCATGCCATCGGCCAGCAGCAGCTGGCGCTCGACGGCGCCGATGCGGCGGTCCAGATCGTTGGTTGGCGCTGGCATGACCTTGAATCCGGCCAGCTCCAGCACGTCGGCCGGTGACTGGTCGTTGACCTGTGACTTGGCAGTGCCGGCCGGGTCCAGCACCACCAGCACCGGCAGGCCCGGGAAGTGGGTGGCCACCATTGGGCGCAGATACTCGGCGGCGAAGCGGTCCATGCCCATGGCGCTGGCGTAGGTCTCGGCCAGCACGCGCACTTTCTTGGTGTGCATGGCGTCCATCTGCACCGCGACGGCGGCGGGCGACCGGCCTTGGTCGACGCCGATGATGATGGGCGCCGGTCCGCGCGGCAGGAGAATTTCCTTGGCCACGTGGCGCTGGTAGTTGAACAGCGCGCCCCATACCGCCTTGCCGTCCAGTGAGTCCGGGAACTCGGACAGGATGTGGGCTTGGATCCAGTAGTGCGGTTTGCCGTTGAGCAGCATCTCGTAGTAGTCGGGCTTGAGGTTGGCGCGGTTTTCCGCGGTCGGCCCGATGCCGTTGGGCTGGATGTACACGGCTACGTTGTCGGGCCGGTTGACCATCAGGAAGTCGTACCACTCGCTGCCTTTGGTGCACATGTTCGACTCGCCCATGACGCCGTACCAGTCAGCGCCGCCTTCCGCGGCGGATGGGTAGCGGCCGGTACGCGACAGCACGTCGATGAGCAGGGAGTGCGGAATCTCGCGGAACTCCGATAGCCACGCGCCGGTGTATTCCACCGACAGCAGGCGGCGCGCATCTTTTTCGTCATCCAGCGGTCGGAACATGATCTCGCAGTCGACGCGGGTACCGTCTGGCAGCGGGATATCCAGCGTCATGTCCATGTTGGTTTCGTGCCACTTGATGGTGCGGTTGTTCGGTGGCAACCACTCGAACACCGTCTTGAGCACCGAGTCGCGCAGCTGCGGGCGCGTGTTGCGGACCACGGCCCAGCGCGTCTTGCGTACGCCGTTGGCGTTGGCTGTCTGGTGGTGGGCCAGATGCAGCAGCTTCATCAGCAGGCCGGTCGTCTTGCCGCCACCGAGCGGGCCGAACAGGAACTGCATGCGCTTCTGGTTGTGCAGGAAGGCCGCGATCGTGGGCGGAAAGGCGTAGGTCCGGCTCACTTGGCGGCCTCTGCTTTCTGCTTCTCCAGCGCCGACACGGCCGCCGCTGCGGCGTCAATCGGTGCCTCGGTGATTTCCCGGCTCTGGCCGGGGGAGACGAAGTTGATGAGCGACCCGCCGCCATAGTTGACGGCTGCGCCCGGGGCGGCGCTGGCCGCGGCGCGCTGCGCCTGCGTGGTCATGCCGCCGATCTCCATCAGGACCTCCGTGGCGGCGATTCGGTCGGCTTCCCGCGCTTTGGGATTGCCCATGATGCCGACCATGTCTGTGACCGCGTACTCGGCCACGGCCAGCTGGGCGGAGCGGCGGGCGCGCTCGACAGTACCGGCGATGCCGCCTAGGTCTTCGTGGGCGTTCTTGACCATCTGGACGAACGCTGGCCATTGGCGCAGGGTGTCCCATTGGAAGGGCGATAGCCCCCGTTCGGCGGCCAGTTTGGCGGCGGTGTCCAGTTTCAGGACGATGTCGCGGGCCAGTTCCGGCGCGGTGCGCCGCATGAAATCAGGACTGAGGCCCACGTCGATGGGGGTCAGGGTGTTGGACATACTTTCGCTCGCTGGGCGGAGGCGTGGTAGCTTAATACCACGAACCCTGTCCCGGAGACGACCATGGCCGGCAACATCCTGCGCGTTGACTTCGGCCCGGCGCCCCCGACCGAACTGACGCGCCCCTCTGCTCTGCCCACGCCCGGCGCCCCTGACGGCGGGTCGCCCACCGCGTCCTCGCAGGTGCTGAGCGGCTTGGCCGGTTATATCCAGACCTGCTACCGCACCGCGGCGGACAACCGCCAGAACCAAGGCGTGGACGACCGCATGATGTCGGCCCTGCGCGCCCTACGCGGCGAGTACGACGCCAAGACCCTGTCCGACATCCGAAATTTCGGCGGTTCGGAAATCTACGCCCGGGTCATTGCCAGCAAGGTGCGCGGCTGCGCCGCCCTGCTCCGCGAGATTTACACCGCCACCTCCCAGCCGTGGGCGTTGTCGCCAACGCCGGATCCGTCCCTTGCCGGCCCGTCCGTGGACGAGACGGTGCGCAGCATCCTGACCGCCGAGGTGGGAGAGGTGCAGGCGGCTGGCGCTCCGATGCCTTCACTGGAACAGGTGCAAGAGCGGGTGACCCAGCTGCGCGACGAGATCATGCAGCACCGCAAGAAGCAGGCGCAGGACGGGCTACGCACGCGCGAAGCCGCCATCAACGACATCATGTGGGAAGGCGGGTTCTACGAAGCGCTTTGGGACATCCTCGGCGACATCGCCACCTTCCCCTTCGCGGTGATGAAGGGTCCGGTCGTGCGCATGAAAACCCAGCTGGAGTGGCAAGGGCGCAAGCCGGTCGCCGTGGCCAAGCCGGCGATGATGTGGGAGCGCTGCTCCCCATTCGACGTGTACTTCGCGCCGTGGGCACAGCGTCCGCAGGATGGATTCATCATCCATCGCGAGCGCATGAACCGCGCCGCGGTGCAGTCCCTGCGCGACCTGCCCAACTACAGCAAGGGCGCCATCGATCGCGTGCTGGCCAACTGGAATAGCAACAATTGCGAGTGGTACGACTACAACGAATCCGAACGCGCCGACTTGGAGCAGCGCGAGTCGCAGATCTCGCCCATCTACAGCGCCGAAGCCAACGAAAAGCCCATGCCGATGCTTTCGTTCTACGGCAGCGTCAGCGGCAAAATGCTGGCCGACTGGGGCGTGGACAAGAAATTCGTGCCAGATGAGTCTAAGGACATGCACGTGTTCGCCTACCTCATCGGCGGAGAAGTCATCGGCGTGACCTTGAACCCGCATCCCACCGGCAAGCTGCCTTTCTACGTGGACAGCTTCGAGCGCGTGCCGGGCAGCTGCTACGGCAACGCCATTCCTGACTTGCTGGACGACGTGCAGGCTGTGGGCAACGCCGCGCTGCGCGCACTGGTCAACAACCTCGCCGTGGCCTCCGGCCCGATGGCGTGGGTCAATGAGGACCGCATCCCGGAGAACGACCCCAACGCCACCAAGCTCTGGCCGTGGAAGGTGTTCCGCTTCACTGACCCCATGTCGGCCAACCAGACCGAAAAGCCGATGGAGTTTTTCCAGCCCGACGCCAACATCCAAGGGCTATTCATGGTCTACCAGCAGATGCTCAACATGGCCGACGAGCTGTCGACCATCCCGCGCTACATGCAGGGCAATGGGCAAGGCGTGGGCGGCGCTGGCCGCACCGCCGCCGGCCTATCGATGCTGATGGAGGCCAGCAACCGCACGATCAAGCAGACCGTCACCAGCATTGACCACACCATCGTGGAGTCGGCGGTGGAAGACCTGAACGTGTATCTGGCGCTGACTCGCCCGGACATCGTGATGGAGGGCGATATCAGTGTGGACGCGCGCGGCGCCACTGAGTTGATGCAGCGCGAGACCCTGCGCATGCGCCGGCTGGAGTTCCTGAACATTACCAACAATCCCATCGACCAACAGCTGGTCGGCGTCGAAGGCCGCGGCAACCTGCTGCGCGAAATCTCGCGCGATCTGGCGCTGCCGACCGCCGACACCGTGGCTATGAATCCGCAGGTGGCCCAGCAGTTGCAGCAGATGATGCTCGCGCAGATGATGCAGGCGGCCAGCGGTGGTGGTATGAATGGCAACCAGCCGCCTCCGGCCAAGCCCGGCGCGCCGCCGCAGCCGACCCAAGGTATTGCCCGTCCCCAGAACAACAATCCCGGAGTCTGACCATGAAAAGCATCTACCCTCAACTGACCCCGAAGGGTCTGGCGCTGGCCAACGGCGTGGATACCAAGGGCGAAGGCCGCACGCGCGCTGGTGGTTGTGAGGCGCCCGATCGTGGCGTCGTCAAGACCACCAGCACCCAGCCGTCCGGCCCGCTCGGCGCGATGGGCCTGTCCTCGCGCAAGCCGCCGAACGGCGCGATGAAGGGCAAGGCGTGAGCACGCCGCTGCCCAAGGCCGATGACGCCTTGAAAAAGGCGATGTTCCATCTCCGGAGCGACCCGCGCTTCCGCGAGTTCATGAAGTACCAACAGGCGCTCTCGGATTACTACCGAGGGCGTCTGGTCAATGCGCCCCTGCAGGACGTTCCCGGTCTACAAGGTCGGGCCGCCCAGTTGCAGGATTTTTTCGACCTCCTCAAGGAATAAGCCATGTCTGTCCCCGCCCATGTTGCGGCAGCAGCAGCCGAAGCAGATAGCACTCTCGCTACCCTTGCCGCCGCCGCGCGCGACGGTACCCTGTCGCTGGACCAGCTCCGCGGCCAGCAGCCCAATGTTACCCAGTTGCCTTCGCCGCCTGCTCCCGAACCAGTTCCCGCGCCTGCGCCGGAACCTGCGCCGGCCCCCGATCCCGCACCTGCGCCGGAACCGGTATCGGTACCGACCAACCTGCAGGCCGAGCTGAGCCGCCTGTCCCAACAGCTGGCCACGACCCAAGGCCGTCTAGCTGCCCAGCAGGGCGAGGAGGGACTGCTGCGCCGCCAGCTGGAAACGCTGCAGGCGGAGATTCAGCTGCTGCGCAACCCGCCGGCACCTCCGGCTCCGCTGTTCAGCAGCGAGGAGACGGAAGCCTTCGGACCGGAGAACGTGGACCTTGTGCAGCGCATCATCCGGCAGGAAGTCGGTACCCGGCTGGAGGCAGTGGAGCGCAGCCTCAACGAAATCCGCGGTGCGGTCCATCGGCTGGGCCAGACCACGCAGCAGGTGCAGCAGACCACCCAGCGCAGCGCACAGGAGCGCCTGCTGGACGCGCTGGCCGAGGAGGTGCCGGACTGGGAGGCGGTCAACGTCGATACCCGGTTTCTTGACTGGCTTGAAAAAGTGGATATGCTCAGCAAGCAGAAATATGGCGCTGTGCTTGGTGACGCGTACGAAAACGCCGATTCCGCCCGCGTTATCCATATTTTCAAGCTCTACAAGCAGGAAAATGGCATCGCTTCCCCGGCCCCCGCGCCGGCACCGGCCCCGCCAGCTCCTCCTGCAGGCGTGGATCCGACGATCACGCTGGCCCCTTCGCCGGGCGCCCCGACACCTGCCCCCACTCAGCCGGCCCAGCCGAAAATTTGGACCACGGCCGAGGTGGACAAGCTGTACGAGGACTACCAGCGAAAGATCATCTCCGAACCAGAATTCAAGCGGCGCGAGGCGGAATACCTCATCGCGCTGCGCGAAGGTCGTGTACGTTAACCCCAGCAACCCCTAGCAGAGGAATGCCCCCATGGCCGTTTTTCCGATTACCCCGGGTCCCAACCCGCCGGCGCATCCCGACTACTCGGGTACGCTGATCCCGCAGCTGTGGTCTCGCAAGCTGCTGGAGCGCTTCTACGACGCGACCGTGCTGAACGCGATCTCGAACACCGACTACGAGGGCGAGATCAAGAACTACGGTGACACCGTGATCATCAACAAGATCCCGGACATCACCATCAGCAACTACCGCATGGGCGACAACCTGAACGTCCAGCGTCCGCCGTCTGATGTGGCCCAGCTGCTGATCGACCAAGGCAAATACTGGTCGTTCATCATGGATGACGTGGCCAACGTCCAGTCGCTGATCGACATGATTCCGCGCTGGGCCGAGAACGCCTCGGAGCAGATGAAGATCGTGGTGGACACCGAGACGCTGGCCTACCTCGTGGGCAAGGCGGCGGCGGCCAACCGCGGCGCGACGGCGGGTCGACTATCGGCCAACCTCAATCTGGGTACCGCTGGTGCTCCGGTTGCATTGGACAAGACCAACGTCATCGACTACATCGTCGACCTGGGTACGGTGCTGGACGAGCAGAACACCCCGGAGACCATGCGCAAGCTGGTCATCCCGGCGTGGATGGCGGCGCTCATCAAAAAGTCCGAACTGAAGGACGCCAGCCTGACCGGCGACAGCGTGTCGATCGCCCGCAACGGTCGTCTGGGCACCATCGACCGCTTCGAGCTGTACGTGTCGAACCTGCTGCCCAAGGCCACGGTGAACCATTACGTGTTCGCCCTGCACCCGAAGGCGCTGACCTTCGCCACCCAGCTGGTCAAGACCGAAAGCCTGCGTGCCGAGTCCACCTTCGGTGACATCATGCGCGGCCTGATGGTCTACGGCCGCTCCGTGCTGCAGCCCACCCTCATCGCCGAGGGCGTGGTGGTCAAGGGTCCGTAACGGTCCTGCCACCGACGTGGTAAGTTAAGCCCCGCCGGGCCGTCCGGCGGGGTTTTTCTTAGGAGCCAGTTATGCCCATCGAAATCCAGACGTCGGCCGGTACCGGCCCGCGCCACACCCACTACGTCAGCCTCCACAACAACACCATCCACCCGGCGCTGACCAGCCCGGCCGGGTTCGAGGACGCCAACCCGAAAGACTGGCGCGCGGCGACCCACGCTGAGATCCAGCAGTACCTCGGCGGCCATGACTCGCTGGAAGTGCGCCCGTTGCCACTGACTGGCATCCCGGGTGGCTCGGAGGCGCTGTTGAACCCACGTTCCCTCAAGTTGGCTGAAGATGACCCGGAACCGGTTGACCAAGCGCCGGTGTACCCAGCAGTGGCGGCGATGCCGCAGGACGTGCCCGAGGCCCCCGTGCTTCCGCCGGTTGCACCGCCCGCACCGGTCAGCCCGGTCCTGCCGGCATCCCTTGCCGACCCGGACCTGTCCAACAACATTCCGCCGCCCCCGCCGGGCGCATAAGGAACCGCAGTCATGGCCCGGACAGTTCAGGATGTCATCACGCGCGTGCAGCAGATTTTGCAGGACGCCACCGGCACCCGGTACCCGGTCGAAACCGACCTGCTCCCGTGGGTGGTCGATGCAATGCACACGGCGCGCTCGGTGCGTCCTGACCTGTTCGTGGCTGTATACGGGACGGTGATTCCCGATGCCTACGCGCTGGGTGATCCGTTCCCTCTACCTGACCAGTTTTTTGCTTCGGTCGCGTACTATGTGGCAGGGAATGCAGAATTGCGCGACGATGAGTTTGCTGTTGATGGTCGCGCGATGACGCTCAAGGAATCCTTCACCAAGAAACTTGTTTCGGGGATGTGACATGGCCGACGTTGCGTTCTCCACGATTTATGACCAAGTGATTCCGTATCTACCCGGCGCGGAGCCGTCGATCATCGACACGCAAATCCGCAAGGCAGTGCGCGAGTGGATGAAGCGCACGACCATGTACCGCGAGACCTTCATCGTCACCACGGTGGCTGGTGTCTCGGATTACAAACTGGTGCCGGGCAGTACGGACCGAATGGTCTCCAGCATCATGGCGGTCTACCCGGCCGGGTCTTCGCTGCCGATGGACCCGATACAGGAGGACCGTCGCCATCTCATCGCCGCCGGCCAACCGCGTGGCTGGTTTTCTCCGCTATCGGATGTGATTTCGTTCTACCCCCAGCCCGATGCCGCCTACGACTTCACCGTCAATGCAGTCCTGACACTACCGCAGAATGTATCCGTGATGCCCGAGGAACTGGCAGGCCAGCATGCTGAGGCATTGGCGGCGGGAGTGCTGTCGCTGATGATGGATATGCCCGGCAAGCCGTGGACGCAGTCGCAGGTGGCCCGCGGTTACGGGCGGGTGTACTCCGGCGCGATTAAGACCGAGCGTGGCAAGCTTCGCGATGGCGGCCAGCCCAACCACAGCACCCTACAACCGCGTGTTCGCTTCGGAGTCTGAGCATGGCCACTACCGTTTATAAGAACAACGCTGCCGGCACGCTCAACGCGAATATCGGCCCCACCGACACTGCAGTCTTACTCGGTACCGGCCAAGGCGCGCGTTTCCCGTCGCCCACGGCAGGTGACTGGTTCTGGGCCACGATGGTCCACGTGACCACTGGCGTGGTGGAAGTGGTGAAGTGCACGGGCCGTTCTGTTGACACGCTCACGGTGGTGCGCGGCCAAGACGGCACGTCGGCGACGTCGTTCACTTCCGGCTCGGTGCTGGAGATGCGCGTCAACGCGGAAATTTTCCGCGAGCTGGATTATCGGCCCAAGCGTGGCGTTGCCAACGGGTTGGCGTCGCTGGATGCCAGCGTCAAGATCCCGGTGGCGCAGATCCCTGACCTGTCGGCGACTTATATCCCGATGACTCAGCGCGGCGCGGTGAACGGCGTGGCTACGCTGGATGGTTCGGGTGATGTGCCGGATGCGCAAATCCCCGCCGGCATTGCACGCACCAGTGCGCTGGCAGCTTACATCCCGCTGACTCAACGTGGCGCGGCTAATGGTGTGGCTACGCTGGATGCAGGCGTCAAAATCCCAGTGGCGCAGATTCCGTCACTGGCTTACTTGCCCACAGCGGGCGGTAGCCTGACTGGCGCGGTGACCAGCACCAACACCGTTTCGGCGACGGCGCTGACCGCGACCAGCACCACGGGTGTGACGTCCAACCAAAACTTCAAGTCGTCGACCACCACGGTGGTGCTCGCCACATCCGCTGCTGGCAGCGTACTACTGCGTCCGAACGGCGTTGCCAGTGCTACGGGTCAGCTGTCACTGGCCAACACAGGCATCGCGACGGCTGTGAATTTCATCGGAACCTCCGACCGACGCCTCAAGAAAAAGCTGCGCAAGGTGAATGTGCAGCCAGAGTTGGCGGATCAGCTGGCCATGTATGACTTCATCTGGAAAGACAACGACACTGAAGGCCGCAGCCTTGTGGCGCAGGAGGTGATGGACTTCGCTCCGAAACACGTGCATCGTGATGGCCGCGGCTACCTTGGCGTCGACAAGGGTGGCCTAGCCCTCGAAGCCATCATCGGCCTCGCGGAACGCGTACGCAAACTTGAACGGAGTGCTCATGCTCGACGTCGCCACGATCAATGACTGTTTGACCTTTTTGTCCCGTACGGAGTTGCGTGGCAATGAGGTGCCGGCTTTTACCAACGTTGTAAGCCGCCTGCAGTACCTGCGGGAGGAGTTGCAAAACCCCACCACACCTGAGCCGGGCGATGTACCCGCCCAAGAAATTCCACGGCGTGACCGTCGCAGAAAGGCTACGCCCGCCAAGTAACCGAGGACCCCATGGCCGCTGGATTCCGCATCACCAACTTCGGCGGCATTATCCCCCGGTTGTCTGACCGGGGGTTGCCTGAGAACGCCGCGCAGTTCGCGCTGAATGCGAAGCTCTATTCCGGCGAACTGCGCGCGTGGCTGAAACTCAAGCCGCTGTCGGCGCTATCGATTTCCAATGCCCAGACGGTGTACCACTACCGCACAACGGTTGGTGCAGATGCGTATTTGGCGTTTCCGACTTTCACCAACGTGGTGAAGGCGCCGTTGGTTAATGAAACGCTGGGCCGTCTGTACTGGACGCCGGAGGCTGGTGGCGGGATGGTCAATACGATCACTCGCATTCAAGCGGCTCAACCAGCTTTCAAATTGGGCGTGCCGCCGCCTACCGGCACCTTCACCGTGGTGCCTACGGGCGGCACTGCTGCGACGGCTGAGACGCGTGTTTATGTGGTGACGTTGGAGACTTCGTTTGGCGAAGAAAGCGCGCCTGCTGGTCAGGTGTCGGTGAGCGGCAACGCGGATGGAACGTGGACGGTCAACGGTCTCAACGCGTTGACTATCGATACAGCCAATTACCCCAACATCACCACGCTCAAGCTATATCGCACGCTGACTTCGGCGACTGGCGTGGATTACCGGTTGGTGAACTCTTGGGCTATTGGCGCGCGCCCAGCTTCGTACGTGGACAACGTGTCGGCTACGACTTTGTCTGCTCGTGAGGTTCTGGACTCGTTGGGCTGGGACCTTCCACCGGCTGACCTCAAAGGTCTGATCTCGGTGGCGGGCGGCTTTCTTGCCGGTTTCACTGGGCGCACGGTGCGGCTGTCGGTGCCGTATCAACCGCATGCGTGGCCGGTGGACTACAGCTACGCGGTGGACGACGAAATTGTTGGCCTTGGCACTTTCGGCAACACCATCGTCATCTGCACGCAAGGCCGCGGTCAGATGCTGGTCGGCCCGCAACCCGACGCCATGTCGCTGGTGAAGATGGAAGGTGTGCAGCCCTGCCTGTCCAAGCGCGGCATCGTCTCCTCGACGGGTGCAGTGATGTACCCCAGTACAGACGGCCTCGCCGCGGTGGATGGGTCCAGCAACCGCGCCCAGATTGTGTCGCGCATGTGGGTGACCAAGGACGAGTGGCTGAGCCGGTTCAGCCCGAGCACGCTCAAAGCGTCGGTGTACCAAGACCGGTACCTCGCTTTCTACACGAGCCAGCTGGGCTTCACCATCGGATTCGATGACCCGGTGACGGGTTTCACGGAGCTGCAATACGAAGGCGTGTCGTCCGTGGATCTGGATACGCTGACTGGGCAGACCATGATCACGGTGGGCAGCACGGTATATGAGTGGGATGCGGACAGCAGTGGCGTGCTGTTGTACACGTGGCGGAGCAAGCCGTTCATGCTGACCAAGCCGGCGAACATGGCGGCGATCCAGCTACGTGGCGACTTCATCGGCAGCGGCACCAATCCGGACGTGCCCACCATCCCCGCACAGGGCATTGGTGGCTATGCCATGAACGACATCGGCATCAATGCAGGCAAAGACCAAGGCGCCAACATTGCCTTCGCCGGTGCCATCAATGGCGCGGCCACGTGGATGGCGATGGGCACGCCGCCCGCGCCGCCTGCGCCCGGTCCGGAAGTGGCGGTGAAGGTATATGCCGATGGTGTGCTGCGATGGATTGGTGCTATCGATGACGAAAGCGTGTACCGCCTGCCGTCTGGGTACAAGGCCGTCACCTACGAAATTGAGGTGCAGGGCGTGTCGCCGCTGTATTCCGTTGTTATCGCAGATACGGCTAAGGGTTTGGAAAACATCCCGTGAGCACCAAGATCGAACGCACCCCAGGCATCCCGCCCGTTGCAGGCGTGAATTTCCGCGCCTCGGTCGAGGCGCTGAAAATGATGGTGGACAAGCTGAGTGGCGCTGTGGGTCCGAATGCGCAGCGCGCCGTGCGCGTGTGCGAATTGGTCGATGCCGGTCTCCTGAAACTGCTGCCGGATGGTCAGTTGGGCGAAGGCGAGAGCTTTAATGATTCTAATTATGTCCACCGCACGGGTGATGAAACAGTTGGCGGCGTTAAAACGTTTACCAATAAGTTGGTTATTGATAACGGCACGTCTGGCATTAGCGGTGGCCATCTAAGTTTGCGTAACACGACGGGTTACCAATTCGACATTGGCATGGGTGCTTCGGCGCCCACGGACACGCGCGCCTTTCTAGTGAACCGACACGCTTCTGGGTCCATCGGGTTTTATACCGGTTCCCCTACCACGCTACGCGGTGTGGTGGACGCTGCTGGTGCGTGGTCGTTTAATGGTGATACCACCATCGACTGCTCGGGCGGAACCACCTACGCCTTGCGCGTGCTTCAGCCCGGGTCCTCGCCGGCTAGCAGTTTCGTGCAGGTTAGCTCTCCCAATGGAGCGCCGGGCATCATTGCGCAGGTAGGGACCACCAAGCGCCGAGACATCCGATTCACCAGCACGACTATCGAGTTGTCGGCTTCGAGCAGTACGGCCGCGGGCACCAACAACGTCTCCATCAGCGAAAGCGGCGATGTTACTGCGGCCGGCGCCTTCGTGGATGCGCTGGGCCGCGTGCGGTACGCACCATTGGTCTCGATGACCGCCAATATCAACGCGCAGTCCTCGTACTCCAACCGGCATGTAGTCAAGACGGTGAACGGCGCACTCCAGTTCTCGCTGCAGCCCAACGCCACTGTGGCCACGGACGTATCCATCTGGTTCATCGTAACCAACGATGGCAGCACCACCGGCAACATCACCATCGCTCGCGGCGCTGGCGTGCAGTGTTTCCGCAACGGTCTCGATGGCAACATCACCCTCACCCCCGGGCAGTCGGTCATCCTGTCCAAGATCGCCACCGACCGGTGGCAGGCCCTCACCTGACGGAGTACACCATGGCTACCATGACCCTGACGCGCATCCTCTCCGATCGCCATTTCCAGTCTCCGCCGGATGCTCGGGTGTGCCGGTTGTTTTTCGAGGAACGGACGGAAGGCGCGCTCGACGCCCTGTCCACCACCATGCTGCTGTTGACGTTGACCGAAGCTGAGGCGTATACCCTCGGCCAGACATACGATATCGACCCTCAACTGGCCGTCTGACATGCCCCTGCCTTCCAGCCCTCCCATTGACCTGCTACAGGTCCTCGCCGAGTTTGGGGCGCCCGTTAACACGCCCCTGACCAGCATGGTGCGCGGCGGCGTTTACGTACCCAACACAGCGGCTAATGCCGGGGTGCCGACAGCGCCGCCCATCGGCTTGTTGGACTTGCTGGGCGCCAGTAAGCAGACTGTGGTGCTGACGGCCAAGAACGTGTCGATGGCGCGGTACCGGGTGCAGAATGACTTCCCACCACCGCCGTATGAACAACGCTCCGCCCAAGGAAACCTCGTTTTCCGCAACGATGGGACGTTGGAGTGGAATTACAGCGTGGGGGGTGACCATGCCCTTGACCCGGCGCTTTCCACTCAGACTTTCCCCGGCGAATGGTTGCCTACGGGCAATGTGGCGGACTTCGATGTCATGGTGGAGACGATCAGCGCAGGCAGCATCATCCCCAGCGGGTTTTCGTCCGGTACGTGGTACAACATGGCCTTGACCCGTGGGTTTGGGTTTGGGTGCCTGTATAACCAGAGCCTTGGCGTGTCCGGCACATGGCGGATGCACATCCGACCGGCAGGCGGCGGCGCGGATCTGGCCAACGAGCTGCTGACCGTCACGGCTACGACTTCGTGACCGACCGGGAGCTACTGGAGCTGATTTATCGCCGACTGGTGCAGGTGCACGCCCGGTGGGGGGTGAAAATCGACCCGCTGGACCCGGACACGATGGACCCGGATTACGAAGTACACCAGTGCGGCCCGGATGCCGCACTGGCCTTTTTGGGAGATTACGTGCTGGTGGCGCTGCCTGACCCCCCCACCCCCGGTTCTGCCCGAAAAGTGGTACGGTTGCTGCGCCAGCGCCTGCTGGAGCGGGGCAGGACCAAGCACATGGTCTATCCCCTGAACTTCCCCTCGGTCAAGGCGACCCGTAAACTGGGCGCCGTCCCGGTAGGGCACGATTCCGATGGCTTCGTGCACTACGAACTTACCCTAGCGAGGTTCCTGCGACATGGGCAAGAAATCCAAGCCACCCAAGGCGCCTGACCTCACTCCCATCTCCAACGCACAGCTGGAGATCGCGAAGCAGTCCAACGAACTTGCGCGCGAGTTCATGGGCCTCTCGCGGGAGCAGTTCGCGTGGATGAAGGAAAATGCCACGGCCGAGTACAACTTGGCCAAGGAACAGGCGGACCGACTATTCGAGTTCCAGAATCGCGCGTTCGAGTCGGACGAAGCGATGAAGGAATTCTCGCGCCAAGTGGGCCAGACCCAGATGGATGCGATGAACCTGCAAAAGCAGTACGCGCAGGAGGACCGCAAGCGCTACGAAGATGTGTTCCTGCCCATGCAGGATCGCATGATCTCCGAGGCCAATGCCTACGACACGCCCGAACGGCGTGAAGCGGAAGCGGCGCGCGCGCAGGTCGACATCCAGCGGCAGGCTGAAGCGGCGCGTACCAACGCGGATGCGCGGCTACGCTCCATGGGCATCGACCCCTCGCAGATGCGCAGCTCCTCGCTGCTGCAGACGCAGGATGTGGCCATGGCGGCGCAGCAAGCTGCCGCTGGCAACCAAGCCCGTCAGAATGTGGAGGACCGCGGCCGCGCGCTGCGTGCCGACGCCATCAACATGGGCATGGGTCTACCGTCGCAGGCGGCGGCCGGTTTCCAAGGCAGCAACGCCAGTGGCGCGGGTGCCATCAACGCCGGGCAGGCTGGCCAGCAGGCCAATCTTGCCGCCCTGCAGGGCGGTGCTGGCCTCATGGGTACCGGTCTGGGCTTCCGTTCGCAGGCGCTGGGCAATTTGGCCAACCTCACCGGCTCGCCGACCCAGTGGGCCAACATGGGTATGGGAGGTCTGGGTCAGGCATCCAACGCCTACGGCAACGCAGCCAACACCATGTCGCAGGGTTTCAACAACCAGATGGCGTCGTGGCAGGCGGGCCAGCAGCAGGCGCAGCAGAATTTCTCCAACATCATGTCCGTCGCTTCGATGGCGGGCGGCATGATGATGGCCGAAGGCGGTGCGGTGCGGCGCTACGCCGAGGGCGGTGGCGTGAAGCGCGAGAAGTTCCCGCTGGCCAAGCAGGCAATACAGGTCTCCGACGTGGGTGTGAGTGCGCCCGCGCGGGTCAGCAAGCCCGCCGGCCCCGGCATGATGGACCGCCTCGGCGGTGCCATGGACTTTGCCGCGCAACATCAGGCCGAGAACTTGTGGGAAGGCGCCGCGCCGATCCGCTCGGCCATCGTGGTGCCGCAGACTCAGTTCCAGAGTTACCCGGCGGTGGAGTACCAAGCCGAAGGCGGTCCGATGCGCGCGCGCGGCGCCCTGCCGCGCCGGCAATCGCGGGATGTCATCCCTGCGTATCTGGCCGAAGGCGAATACGTGGTGCCAGCCGACGTGGTCAACGCCAAGGGTCTAGAATTCTTCGACAAGCTGGTACAGAAGCATCATCGGGAGAACGCGTGATGGCATACGACATCGCATCCACCATCGGCCGCGGCTGGGGTGTGGGCCGCGGCATCGGCGATGACATCGCGGAAGGCCGGTACCGCCGCGGCTCGCAGGAGATCGTGCAGAAGTACACCGATCTGGCCGCGGCCGAAGGCAAGACGCTGGAGGACTATTTGCCGGACATGGAAACCGAGTTGCAAAAGCTCGGCAGTGGCATGTTTGGCGCCGACCGTCGTGGTGTCGCCGGCCGTAGTGGCATCCCGGTGTCGCGTGAAGTGGCACAGGGCATCTACGATCAAGTCGGCCGGGCCAGTGAGCGCAGGGCCGGTGCTGCCGCGCTGGGCGGTGATCAAGCTGGCGCGCGCGACATCCGCGCCCGTACGCAGTACGGCATCGGCAACTTCGATCAGGGCCAAGGCCAGCAGGTGGCGGGTGATACGATCCGCGCGACTGCGGGCGCGCTGCGCCCTGATGGCACCTATGACCGGGCCGCAGGCGCGCAGGCGCTGGCAGGCGTGGGCGCACGCTACGGCGATGCCGGCAACGCCAACGAGCAAACGCAGGCGGCCACGTCGTTTCGTCTGCAGGAGGCCACTGCGCTGGCCGACCAGCTATTCCGCATCATCCAGAATCCCAAGGGTCAAGCGGACCGCTGGGCGGGCGTGTGGGAGAACTTCAAGCAGGCCGCGCCCGAGCTGTCGTATCTGGATACCCGGATGGACGATACCGGCAAGGTGACGCTGTATACCAACGGCCAACCCACCGGCGACCTGACCCCGCAGGAAACGGCGCAGATGCTGACCCAGTTCACGCAGGCGCCGGGTCAGGCGCTGGGCCAGTACAACGCGGCGCGGCTCAAGGGCATCGAAGAGAGCAAGGCGCGCGACACCAAGATCTCCGACGACTACCGAGCGGCGCGGCTGGACGTGGTCAAAGCGCTCAAGGCCGCAGGCGTACCCGAAACGTTGGCCACGAAGCTCACCGATGCGCAGAAGGAAATCAGCGGCAGCGGTGGCGGCTGGCAGTTGCAGGACATCGGTGACGAGCCGGGTACGTTCCTGATGCAGAAGAACGGGCAGGTCTACACCATCAAGACCAACGTGGCACCGGATCTGGAGAAGGGCCAGCGCGGCGGCACGCTGCAGGTGTTCGACAGCGAAGGCAACCCGGTACCGGGCGGTGTGCTCAACAAGGCTCAGCGCGAAAGCATGCAGTCCACGCTGCTGTCGCTCGCTGGCGAGGTGACCAAGCTCAACAATCGCATCAACCGCGACGTGCTGCGTGACCAGCTGGCTGTTCTCAACGAGATGGAGATGCAGGAGCGCGGCACCAGCGGCACGCGCGCGCCGTCTGCTGCCGGTACCGGCCGCGGTGGTGGCAGTTCCCGCGCTGACCGCAACAACAATCCGGGCAACATCGAGGACGGCCCGTTCGCCAAGGCACAGCCCGGCTACAAGGGCAGCGATGGCCGCTTCGCCGTTTTCGAGTCGCCGGAGCAAGGTCAGCAGGCGCAGCAGGCGCTGCTGCAGAGCTACGGTCGCCGCGGCTTCAATACGGTCGGCAAGATCATCGGTCGCTGGTCGCCGCAAAGCGACCCGACCAATGCTGCCGGCAGTACGGGCAACTACGCGGCATATGTGGCCGAGAAACTGGGCGTGTCGCCCGACGAGCAGCTGAACCTCGCTGACCCGCAGGTGGTTGCTGCGCTGCAGCAGGCCATGTATGAGTTCGAGTCCGGCAACACGGGTGGCCCGGCTCAGCGCCCCGCGCCGGCTCAGCGCCAGACGGCGGGGTTGCCCACGCCGCAGGCGACCCCCGTTGCGTCGGCACCGGCGCCGCGCGGCGGCATCCCGGCGCGCGCTGAGATCAGTCCCGGCTACGTCCGCGGTGCCGCGGGGAGCCTGCAGCAGATGGCGGCTCAGTACGAGCAGGCGCGGGACGCATTGGCCCGATTTGATGCTGAGCAGGGCGTGGAGACTGGTTTTGTCGGTGGCCCCACCAACGCCTCGGTCGGTGGCCAGCGCCCGCTCAACCTGACGCCCTCGCAGGCCCGCGTGCGCGCCGCGCTGGAACAGCAGGTGGCGCAATTGGAGCAGGGCCTGCGCACCGCCACGGCCGAGCTACGCGGCAACACCGGCGCGCTGCAGCGTCAAACTGCAGGCCAGCAACAGGCGGCGGATGACGCGGCGCTTGCCAGCCGGTATGGTGGCGCGGCAGACTTCTTTGCACGCGCCCGCGGTACCCAATAATGGCCACCCTCGGGTGGCCCACACCCGAGGTCAAAAACATGGCTTGGAACGACGAGACCACCAACCTTCGTATGGGGGCGCTGCGTCGCCCTTCTCCGAGCCTAGACCGGGTCAACCAGATCCTCGACGAAGGTCAGGCCGACCTTGAGCGCGATGTCGACAATGCGCAGCTGACCATGCGCAGCACCACGCGGTCGGGCATCCCTGCCGGCGCGGCCGAGTTCACGCCGGCCGAGTTCGCAATGAACGACCAGACGGGTGAGGTCGCGCTGCCCAACGGGCAGGTGCTCAAGGCCGACGCGCCCACCATCCTGCAGCTGGCCACCTTGCAATCCACGGACGGTACTCCACTGCCCACCATGCGCGCGGTGCCGCGTGGCTTCCGCCCCATCTCGCAGGCCGAGATGAAGCGCATCGTCGACTCCATTCCGACCGAGTCGGACTTCTGGGGTTCGGCGATCGCGTCGGGCAAGAGCACGCTGGGCCTAGCTGCGTCCGCCATCGATGCCATGTTCGGCAACGACGACCCGTCCAACACATGGAGCCGCGCGCAGCAGGATCTGCCGAGTCAGCAGAGCATCGGGCAGGTGAAGGCGGGCCAAGGTCGCTGGTACAGCTCGTTCGACAGTTTTCTGTCGCAACTGGGCGAGACCGCCGGCAACGTGGGCGGCACGGTGATAGGTGCACTGCCGGTGGCGGGTGCCACGGCTGGCGCCGGTGCGCTGAGCGGTGCGGGTGTGGGCGCCGTCCCGGGCGGCGTGCTGGGTCTGGGGCTAGGCATCAGCGGCGGCGCCGCGGCGTTCGGCGAGCAGGCCACCGAGTTCTACGACAACGCGCTGGATACGCTGCAGAAGATGAGTCCGCAGGCGGTGGAGCAGGAGAGTCCGCTATTCCGCGAGGTGGTCCGCGAGAACCCGGGCATCGGTTATGAGGAGGCCCTGCGCGAAGTGGCGATCCGGGGTGCGCGTGCCGCCGGTACCACGGCCGGTGCGCTGGGCGCAGCCGAGGGCATCATCGGTGGCCGGCTGGCCGGCAATTTCCTTGCCCGCATGGGCGTGTCCAAGGCGTTGCTTGGCGCCCCGCTGGATGCCGTCGCCAAGCGCTCGGGAGCGACGGCGACTGCGCTGCGTGTGGGTGGCCGGGCGAGTGCTGGCGGTGTGGCGGCTGGCGCGGAGGAAATGGCCGAGACCATGTTCGGCCAAGCAGCCGGCGCGGCGGCCACGGGTATCGGCTCGACCAATCCGCTGGACTATGCCGATCCGAACGAAGGTATTGATGCGGCGTTGACCGGCATTATCTTCGGCGCGCTCGGCGGCCGTGGCCGCGCGACTCCGGAGGAGATTGCGGTCAGCAGCGACGTGGGCGCGGCACTGGGTGCCAACCCGGACATCAACCAGCCGTGGAACCAACAGCCGCGGCTGACGGCCGAGCAGGACGCCATTCCTGCGGCGATGCGGCGCGGGTTCCGCGCCAGTCCGGGTCCCATCCCCGGCTTGGCTGGTCCGGCAGCGCCGACGCCGGAAGAACGCAACATGGTGCGCAATCAACTGGGCAACGTGTTGGCGGAGCGTTTCGGCCCGGATTGGTTCAACCGGCAGGAACAGATCGCACAGGACCCGGGTGGCCGCCAGCTGCTGGGCCAGCTGATCGCACTGGAGCGCGAAGCGTTCGAGGCCGAGGAGCAGCCGGCCTACGTGCGCCGCGCCAACATGGGTCCGGTCCCCGCCGGCCAGCCGGACCTTCGTGGTCCCGCGTTCGGTGACCCGACGCTGCAGCTCGACGGCATGCCGCCGCAGGAAGCTCCAAGTGATGGGGCAAATGCTCCAAGTGGCGCCCCCTTCAACCCGGCGCAGGGCGAAATGTTCGGCCCGGTGGGGCCGCAGGCGACCGTGTCTGAGCCGCAAGGTGCTGGCATGCCTTTCAACCTGCGCGAGCGGCGTGCCGCGCAGCAGATGCGGCAGGAGGAAGCCGCGGTGGCCAGCGAGCAGAACCCCGCGCTACTGGAGCAGGCGTCGTCCCGATCGCTGGAGCAGACCATCTTTCAGCTGGAGGACGAAGTGGAGGCCCTGCAGGAGCAGCTGGACGCCCGGCCGCCGCGCGACCCCCGCAAGAAATTCCTCCGCCAGTCTCTGCAGCAGGCGCAGCAAGCGCTGGCCCAAGCCGAGGCTCAGTGGCAGGAGGCACGTCTATCCGAAGGCCCCGGTGGTGTCGCGCTGCCCAATCGCGTGGACGCACCGGAGCCAGCGGCGGCGCCGACCGAGCGCACGCCGGACGGTCGTCCTGTGGGCGTGGCGCCTGCACCGCTGGAGAACCCCATCCCGATGTCACCCGCTGAGGCCGCCAGCCGCGCCCAGACGCAGGCTCAGCGCCGCGGCGTGACCAACCCCCGCGTCACGCCCGCGCAGGCCGCTGCCGCTGCGGCACAGAGCGAGGAGCAGGTCAGCGCCAGCACCCCGGAGCCGGCCGGCGACATCGCCGCGCAGGTGGAGGGCCTGCTGGATCCGGCCAGCGCCCGCGACGCCGTGTTCGTGGCCGCCGGCAACGAGGCCGCCATCCCAGCCAGCCTGCCGCGCAACGTGCGTCGGGTGACCCGCGAAGGCGTCGGTACCCTGCTGACCACCAACCCGACCAAGGCCAAGCGGTTCCGCGCGCCGGGGCTGACTGACACCGCGCTCCAGCAAATCATCGGCTACAGCGAGTCCAAGGCGGACGCCCTGCGCTCCGGTGAGGAGCCGGTGGTGGTGCAGGCCCGCACGCGCCGCGGCGTCGCCGCCGAGCAGCTGGCCAGCCGCCGGGGGGCGCCAGTCGCTCGCGCCGCGGTGCAGCGCCTCGCCCCCAAGGGCGCCAAGGTCATCGAGACCAGCGTGGAGCAGGCGCAGGCCGCCCGCGCCGAGCGCGCGCCCCGCAAACGCGACAAGAAAGCCCCCTCTCCCCCCACCAAGCGGACAGCCAAGAGCGATGACGAACGCACCTCCCGCAAGGACCAAGATGACCGCACCCGCGCCGACCGTGCGCTCGCGCAACCGGGAGCGACGCGAGAAGCCCAAGCCCCTGCAGCCGCCACGGCGGATACCGTCGATCGGGCGAGCACGCGCAAAGCCGAACGGGTAAGTGCCGGCGGCAAGGCCACCACGCTGCCGGCCAAGATGACCCGCCGCACCGGCGTGCAGGGCCGTCAGGTCGACCTGCGCGTGGAGAGCATCGACGAGGATGCGCGCTACGCCGTGGGCGCCATGCTGGCCGGCGACACCATGACCGCCAGCGACCGGGCTAAGGCCGAAGCGGCGATGCGCGACTTCGAGCAGATGGACACGCTGCTGGATGCCTCGGTGGAGGCGGCGGAGCAGCGGCTGGCCGCGATGTACAAGGACGCGCCGGATGGTACCGAGCTGCTGCGCGAAGCCGAGCGCCGGCAGCTGGAGGTGGAGCAGGCCAAGACCGAGGGCCAGCGCGGGCGCCCGCGCGAGAAGCCCCGCACCTCGGCGCTGGCCTACGCCCCCCTGCTGCTGAGCGAGTCCCGCGGCTTCCTGCGCGCGTTGCGCGACGAGGCCCGTGCCGAGCAGGACAGCTACAGCCCCGCCAACTCCGTGGCCCGCCAGATGGCCAACGCCATGCTGCCCAACTGGCAGGAGGCGCTGCTGTCCGAACGGGAGGGCCGCAAGATCATGAAGGCGCTGGCCAGCCTGACCGACGAGCAGCTGGAAGCCACGCTGCCGGCGATGCACCAGCGCATCATGGACTCCACGGTGGCCAAGCAGGTGATGCGCGGGGCCACCGAGGTGGCGCACGCCATCCGCCGCATGGAGCAGGATCTGGCCGGTAGCCGCGCCATCCCTGACTTCGCCGACCACCGCATCGAGGGCGTGGAAGCCAACGTGCAGCCGCACGTCACCGAGCATGGCGACCTGCCCGAAGGCGCCAAGGGTGTGGTCAACGAGTGGATCCGGCTATTCGAGAAGGGCGGCAACAAGTTCTCCGCCCCGGTACACGTGATGAGCATGCGTGACGCGATGAAGATCGCGCCGTCCGCGTTCCTCGATGGCAAGACGCCCGGGGGCAAGTTCATTCGACGTACGGATGCCAAGGGCAACCCAACCGATTACATTCTGGCCGTCCACTGGCCGGCGTATCGGTTTGAGGGTGCCGCCATCGAGGCGCTGGCGCACGAGTTCGGCCATCTGGTCACCACCGAGTTGTACGCTCGCACCGACCCGCGCACGCGCATGGGCATCGACCGCGCCTACGACAGCTGGCTGCGCAGCCAGCAGGGGCGCTCGGTGGATGACATCCTGCGTGACCAGATGCCCGGCGCCGAGCGGCTGCAGTTCGGCGGTGGCCGCACCGATCGCGCCTACGCCACCAACTTCCACGAGTGGGCCGCGCGCAACGCCGCGCTGTATCTGCTGGACCCGAGCCGGCAGGCGCTGACCGGCGTGGAGAAATTCTTCAAGGCCATTGCCGACGCGCTGCGCCACATCTACGAGCGCATCACCGGCGTCAACAAGCCTGACCGCGCGTGGGAGGAGGCGCTGGATCGTTGGATCGACGGCACGGCCAACGTGGGGCGGATGCCGCAGGTGCCGGGCGTGGCCTACAACCATGCCGGCGAGGCGTTTGCCGATGTGCCAGAACCCAAGCGTGAGGGCACCGTGGAGCGCGCCCGCAAGGCGGTGGCCGCGATGAAGCCGCTGGCCGATGTGCTCACCGGCAACGCCAACATGGCCGACGTGCGGCAGACGATGCAGCCGCTGACCGAAGGCAAGGCGATGGACACGCTAAAAACCGGTGGCCTGATGCTGGAGACCATGCGCCAGATCGAGCGCCAGTACCGCGATACCCCGCTGGGTTCATCGCTGTCGGGCTGGGTGCGCGGCCAGCAGCTGAAAGCCAAGACCGCCAACACGCAGCTGGAAGCCGGTTCGCGCTGGATGGAGTTGGCCAACCAGCTCGATGCCAAGGTGCGCACCGCGCTGGAGCGGGTGATGTACAACGCCACTCACTTCGCCGTGCATCCGGACAAGCTCCTGAGCGACAAAGACAACGCGCACCTGCTGCGCGGACCGGAGCGCGTACAGGCGGTCAACGAGCAGCGCTACCGCGCCACCCGCGCGCTGTACGAAGCGGCGGTGAAAGCCGACCCCCGCGTGACCGACATCTATGCCGGCCTGCGCGACGCGTTCACCGACCTGCACCGCAAAACGTTGGAGAAGCAGTTGGAACTCATCGAGGGGTCCAACTTTACCCAGAAGGTCAAGCAGCAAATTACCACCCGCATCAAGGCGGCGATGGCTGAGTTGCGCGAAGGCCCCTACTTCCCGCTGATGCGCGAGGGCAACTGGATCGTCAAGGTGCAGCTGCCTTCGCATCTGCTTGGCAAGGATGGCAAGGAGAGCGGCGAGTTCTTCGATACCAAGACCGCCGCGCGCGAGGAGATGCGCAACCAGCGTGCGCTCAACCCCGGCGCGCAGGTGACCGTCGAGCGTATCGCCGACGAAGGCAAGTGGGCGGTGCGCGTGTTCCAGCGCGGCGTCTATTTCTTCGACTCCGAAGCCGCAGCCAAAGCGGCAACCGACGAAATCATGGCCGAGGTGCGCGAGAACTACGCGGCGCACAACGTCGACTTCGACGACGCGCAGGCTGCGATGGAAGACGTGGACGATGGCGACGGGGCTGGCGCGACCAACGCCATCATCAGCCAGCCGTTCCGCGCCCGCGAAGGCTACGAGCAGACCAAGCAGGGGTCGCCTGAATTCCTGCAGGAGGTGCGCACGCTGGTCAACAGCAAGGCTATTGACCCCGAGGTCGGCGCGGTGCTGGAACGGTTGGCCATCGAGGCGCTGCCGGAAAACAACTACCGCAAGGCCCTGCTGCCGCGCCAGAACATCTTCGGCGCCAGCAAGCAGATGCTGCGGGCCTACGCGCATCGCTACCAAGGCGCAGCGCACTACTACGCCACGGTGGAGCATGGCGGCCCCATCAACCGCAACTGGCAGCGCGCATGGGAGGTGAACCGTACCTACTCCCCGGCGGGCCGCGTGCTCAACGTGCTGCAGGCCAACCAAGCCGAGATCCAGAAGCGCATGAACAACAGCGCCAGCAATCGGGCGATGAACTTCATTACCGATGCCAGCTCGCTGTATTCGCTTGGTTTCTCGCCAGCCTACGTGCTGACCAACTCGCTGCAGCCGTGGACGGTGACGCTGCCGGTACTGGCGGGCCTGTCCAAGCGTGACGGCAGCAGCGTGGGCGTCGTCGACGCGACCAAGTATCTCAAGGAGGCGTACAGCGGCGCGCTGCCTTTCTTCTCCAAGCGCGGCATCGCCGACTTCGTCAACGAGACCAAGGCGCTGCTGGGCACGCGTGCCACGGCGCAGGGCCTGCAGGAGACGGCCAAGGAGATCATCACCAAGTTCGGCAAGACCGAGGGCGAGCAGCGCATGTTGGAGCACCTGCTGGAGCGCGGCACGCTCGACTTCTCGTGGCTGAACTCGCTGGAGGACGCCATGCGGTCGGGCAAGGCCGGTCAGGTCTGGGCCAACGTCCAGCGCCTCGGCATGGCCATGCCCCAGCAGGTGGAGGCAATGAACCGCGTGGTGACCGCGTTGGCCGCGTACCGGCTGGCCAAGGCCGAGCGCCTGACCGATGGTGGCGAAGCGGCGCTCAACGAGTTCGCCGACGACATGGTGGCCGACACCCAGTTGGACTACAGCCGGATGAACCGCCCGCTGGCGTTCAACAAGGCGGGCCTCAACATCATCCTGCAGTTCAAGCTCTACATGCAGGGTATGTATATGCTGTTCATCCGCAACGCCGGCATGGCGCTTCGCGGGGCCACGGCCGAGGAGCGCAAGCAGGGTCGCAAGACGATCGCCTACCTGCTGGCCAGCCACGCGGCCGCGGCCGGCGCCGGTGGTCTGGGTCCGGTCGCCGCGGTGGCCAAACTGGCGCTGGTCGCCTTCGCCGCCATGGGCGGTGACGATGACGACGAGTGGAAGTCCGGCGAGCAGCTGATGCACGAGCTGCTGCAGGACATGTTCGGCGAATACGGTGGCACGGTGGCCGAGAAGGGCCTGCCGGCGATACTGGGCATCGACATGTCCGATCGCATCGGCCTGCCGGTGCTGGCCGACACCCGGTTCGCCAACATCCGCGAAGACGACACCACGGCGCAGTCGATGGACAAGTGGGTGCTGTACTCGCTCGGCGCGCCCTACTCCAACTTCCGCCGCGCCGCGCAGGGTACTTCGGCGGCGCTCTCCGGCGACTGGCAGCAGGCGGCCAAGGGCCTGCCCTCGGCGGCGCGCGCGCTCGCGCGCAGCGGCCAGTGGATGGCCGATGGTGTGGTGGACATGGATGGCGACCAGTTCATCCCGCGCGACCAGCTGGATTGGGGCGACCTGTCCATCAGCGCGCTGGGGCTGGCCCCGCTCACCACCAGCACGGCCTACCAGCAGCGCAGCGAGACCAAGCAGACCATGGCGCGCATCACCAGTGAGCGCAAACGCCTGCTGCAGGCGTACCGCACCGGCGAGGACGTGGGCGAGGACGTGGCCACGTTCAATGCCAGCGTGCCCAAGGCATTCCGGCTCACCGGCGAGCAGCTGCGGCGCAGCAAGGAGGCCAAGGGCGAGCGCGACCGCGGCGAGGTGCGCAAGGAGGAAGCGGCGGTGCGGCGGTTGCTGGGCCAGTAAAAGTGAAGCCCCGGCGCAGGGGGAGCGCCGGGGCTTCGGTCCACGTCTGGGGAGGACGGTGGAGAGGGCGCCTCATGGAGGCGAAGGAAACTTAGCATTCAGCTGGTTGGCTTGCAACAGGTTGACCCACTGCGACCGCAAATGGTTGTCCAACTGCTGTTGCGCCTGACGGATCGCTTGTTCGGCAGTCAAAGGCATCGCTGCGCCGGTAAGACCACCAGCGGCCTGCCGTCGGGCCAGAGACGGCGGATTGGGTTGTGCCGCCGCACCCATGACAGGCGCCTGCTTGACCTCGTTCAAGGGCGAGGACAGCAGGCGCTTTTGCAGTTGGCGGGCCAGCAGGCGACCCCGCCATGACAGCACGCGGTTGTTGGTGCCGAGCGGTTGAAAGGCCATGTACAGGCCCGGTCGCAACTGCCTGCGTTCAAGCATGATGACGCCCAGCTTTTCGTGGGCAAGCACCATGGTGTTGGGCATCAGGGTCACGCGCGCTTGGTTCAGCCCGAACAGGGACAGGATCTGGCGGTCGATGTCCGTCAGCTTGTTGACGTTGATTTTCATGACGAAGTTGCTCCAGCAGGGATTGGTAGACCGTTTGGCAGGTGACCGGGTCGTGGAAGTGCCACGTAATTAGCCCTCCGTCTCCGCTGCCGGGTGCAACGTTGAAATCGAAAACAATGGCTTTTTGGTTGTTTAAGCTGGTCTCGAAACTGGCTACTCGTGCTGCGTTGATGGGAGCCGCAGGGGCATAGGTTTTGTTCGCTGTGATGTACCCGTAGGCACCGTCAGGAGGCAGGAACCACATCGACCGACCCTCCCAGTAGTGTGCAGATACGCTCGAACTCAGCAGCGCAACTCACCTCGTCCTGAAAGTTCCATACCTCGAAGTCCTCGGTGTATTCCATCTGGGTCGAGTCGATGTTGCCGAACCGTTGGTCGACCTTACGGTTGAGCAAGCGCCCATAGCAAAAAAAGATGGTGAGGCTCCCTTTATAGAGCTTGCGCAACGTGGTCGTGTTAATCATCGTCGTGCTCTCGGACGACTTAGGCGGTCGCAGCCACATTGGCACCTCCCGGCGCGGCCAGCGTCACCGTTGCCCCGCTGCCCATGACCGCGTCATAACGGAACTCCGCCGCATCCACGTGCATCGACATGGAGGTTCCATCGAGATACAGCAGGCGCCCGTGCCGCAGTGCGCCTCCGGCTTTCATCCACTCCATCACTGGGCGGTAGCTGCCGTTGTCGTCGCGGATGAAACTGCGCAACAGGCCCACGGGAATCATCATGGTGTCGGGCTTGAAGGTGCCATTGACCGCCTTGCCGCGCACCTCGCCCATGAACCGCTTGGGCAGCGAGCCGATGTTGATGACCTGCTTGCCATCGGCTCCGCCGAACATGACGAACTCGGTCATGTGCCGCATCACGTAGGACCGCACGAAGTCGGCGGGGTTCTTGCGCTCGGCCTCGAACTCCACCACTTGCTTGGTCCAGTGCGAGCGCAGCACGTCGCCAATGGCGCCGGTGTCGAACGCATACCCCATCGCCTTGCCCAGCAACGCGCCGACCTCGATGAGCGCGCAGGTGGCTGAGCGGAAGCGGTCGCTGACCCCGTTGGCGTGGTGCTGGTCCCAGCGCGCGATGCGGGCCATGACCTGCTGCCGCCAGTAATCCGCCGGCTTGGCCATGAACAACTTCACCAGCTCCGGGCCGAGAAAGCCGTAATCGGTGCGCAGCGCTTGCAGGTCCAGCTTGATCTGGCCGCTCTGCGCCGGGTCGATGTGCAGCGGGCGCAGCCGCAGCTCGAACACGCGGGCGGCTTCAGCTTCGGCATCGCGGCGAAAGTCCTGCAATTTCTCGTGCACGGAGTTATTGGAGGTGCAGATGGCGGCGAGGCACCAGCGTTGGGCCGGCGCGTGGAACTTGGCATCAGCACCGAGGCGGTGCTTCTCGCGGCCCTGCGTCAGCGTGTAGATGTAATCGGAGAGGTATTTGCCTTCGATGTTGGTGAACTCGTCGATGACCAGCGGCATATTGCCGTTGGTGGCGGCCAGCTTGAAAGTCGCGTTGTTGGTGTCGCGGAAGTTCTTGACCAGCGTTTTGGGCGAACCCCAAATCGAGATGGCCGCATCGCCCAGCGTCGACTTGCCTACGCCCGACTCCGGCGAGTAGACGTTCATCATGACGCCGTCCACACCGGTGAAGGCCATCAGGGGGCCGGCGATCGACAGCGCCAGCACGCACTGGCGGTCCACGCCGCCGGACAAGGCGATGTCAAACGCCTTGCGCCAGCGGTCGTAGTTGCCTGCGGAGTGGTAGCCCTCCATCTCGCCCACCGCGCCGGAAGCTCGGATGTTCTCCACCGCGCCGTCGTTGCGGTACAACTGCTGGCCCAGCACGAAACTGGTGAAATCCTCTGTCCAGCCGCAGCGTCCGGCGATTTGAGCAGCGGCGCGCGCGCGCTGCATCTGTTGTAGAAGCTCGGTCATAAAGCGGTCCATGAATTCGGCAACCTGCTTGCGTGTGCAATACAGGCCCTCGCCTTGCATTTTTTTGTAGAACGACTTGGGTTCGGCGAAGTCGGCATTCTCAAACTCCACCGCTGCCTCGCCATCCCGCTCTCGCTGGAAGGTGATCACCACCGAGGACCGGCGCTGCGCTGCGTCCAGCAGGCGCTCAATACGCAGTAGCCGGTAGTCCAGCAGTTTCTTGTTGACCCATTTCTTGCCGCTGGGGTCATTCGGATCATCCACCTGCGTGGCCCCGGTAGGGTAGCCGTCGCTGATGGACAGGTGCGTAGTCATGCGGCCGTCGACGACCTTGATGATGCTGGACGCCGGGTCGATGATGAACACGCCCATCTGGAACACGTTGCCAGAGGGCGCCGCAACCGGCACCAGATTCGCCACGGGGGGAGGCGACGGGCCAAGCTCTGCATTCGGGTCTGCAGAGGGTGCCGGTTGCGGCGGTACAGCGGCGTCGCTTGGTGCGTGGTAGGTCGGTCGACCCAGCACCAGCGGCGAGGAGATTTTGCCGCGCAGCGGGCAGGTGGCGCACTCGGTCATGCCGGCGGCGGCCATGCGGCCGCAGGTTGGCGGGTGGTACCCTTGCGCCACGACCTGCGCCCACTTCTGCGCAAACCCCTCCTCAGTGAATTTCGGGTGCCCCTTGGACATGCCGCGCGCCACTTTGTACTTGACCGCGTCGGTGTCGTCGGATTTGTTGACCAGATCCAGTGTCGCCTTCCACAGCGGCTCGGTAGCGCGCGCGCCGGCATCATGCACCATGGCCAGCAGGCCCGGGCACTGCTGCAGCATGTCGCGCATGAAATAGGGCTGGTGCAGGTTCTGCTGGAACTCGTCATTGCGCTGCGCGCGCAGGAACGGCGGCAATGACGCGTTGGTGTAGATGGCGTCGGCGGCCGGCAGATACCGGGTGACCTGATCTGGTCCCACGCTGTCGCCACGTTGCAGGATCTTCACCTCCGGTGGCGTGCCGGTGGCCACGTACTCGGGCTTGTTGTTGAGCGTGCCGGGCATGCGCAGCACGCGCGCGGCGTCGATGGTGGTGGTGTGGTCGCCCTGCAACCCATAGGTCTCGCAGGCGGCGCGCAGGCGGCCGGCATAGCCGATCCATTCCTGTAGCGATACGTCGCGGTCGAATGCCCAGTACACATGGACACCGCCACCACTGTCGACCAGCCACGGCTTGGGCATCTGGTAGTGAGCGGTCATGCCCAGCACAGCCAGCAGGGCCTCGCGCTTGGTGCCGTAGGGCTTGCCAGCGCCGACGTCCACGTCCATGCGCAGGCAGCGATGCCAGACGGCGTACTTGGCCGCGCGACTCGGATTGCCCTTTTCGTTTAGGCCCAACATGAAGCCAGCCACGGCGAAGTAGGAGTTGGCGCCGGAGCGCGACCCCCACGCACAGCGCTCGATCAGCGCCGCGGTTTCGCCCATTCCATACACCTGCTGGCCGGGGCGGAAATCCGCGTCACCCTGCTTGCCAAATGTGGTCAGGACGAAGCGGCTCCCCTGCGTTGGGAGAACCGCGTTTAGAAATTCTGCAACTGACATTGCTCCCCCCGTAACGGAATAGTAGAGGGTGACCGGACCCGCCCGGCCACCCGTGTTTCCAGTTACGAGTTAAGCAGGGCGTCCACGGTGTTGGCCAGCCCCTCGCTCAGCTGCAGCGGCGGCAGGCCAGCTTGCGCGGTCGGGATGACCGAACCGGGCGCACCGCTGGGCATGGGAGCCGGAGCGGCCAGTGCCATCGGCAGGGGAGCCGGGGCGGTCGGTGCGGGAGCGTTGATCCATGCCCCTTTGCCTTGGGCGACGATGTCCTGCGCCGTCCAGTTCGCCGACTTGTACTGGCTGAATTTGAACTCGGCGCCGGGCAGCATGCGCACGTTTTCCGCCGAGGCGGCGGCCACTTCCGGGTCCACCGGCGGCGCCGCAACGGGAGCCGGCATGGGCGCGGGGGACGGCACGGCGGCCGGCGGAGCCATAGGCGGTACCGGCGCGCCCGGAGGGGCCATGGGAGTCGGGGCGGGCGTGTGGAGCGGCACGACGTTGCTGGGCGGCACCTGCATGGGCACCGGGGCCACCGGCGGGGCCATGGGTGCCGCTGCGACAGGCGCGGCCTGCTGCGGGCCGGGGAGCGACGCCTGCGCCGGTGCCGCGCCCACGGCGCCGGACTCCAGAATCTGTTTGACCTGCAGGCCATCGCGCGCGGCCACGATCGCCTGACCTTCGGCCTCGGACAGGCCGCGCACCGGCTGCAGCACGAACTTCGGGTACGCCTCGCTCTGGTCGAACGTCATCCGGGTCACCACGGCGTAGTACGGCACGCCCATGGCCTGCAGCTTGCTGCTGTACTCGGCGAACACCTTGAGCGAGGCCGCCGGCACGCGCAGCAGCATGCCGCCGCCGAATTTGATGTTCTCCACGTCCAGTTCCTGCTGCGGAGTACCGTCCGGGTTCATGGCGCCGGTGTTGCGCAGCGGGTAGACCACAACCTTGCGGGTGTCGGCACACGCCTTACCCTTGCGCATTTCACCCTGTCCGGCACCCTGCGCTTGCTTGGAACCGAACCGGTTCATCGGGCACAGGTTGCAGTCAGTGCACGGCGTACCGGCCGCCGGACCCGCCATCTCATCGAACAGCGGGCGAGACGCCACGGGGCCGAGCGGGGTCTTGCCATCTTCGGACCAGCAATCGGGCTGCGCGTCATCGCCTTCCTGATACCCGTTGCGGTACCACGTCTTGGACAACTCGGCCTTGGCCGCACCCAGCACGACGTCGAAGAACGGCGCGGCGAACAACTGCCCGTTCATCGAGATGGTCAGCGGGGTGGTCTGGCCGCCGTAGCGGATGTTGAAGCCTTTGCCCTTGATGGAGACCACGGCGAAACTCTGGCCGACGTTGGACTGCATCTCGTCGACGGTCTGGTTGGCCATGGCCTGCTGGATCGCGGCGGGCAGAACGAGCGCTTGGCCGCCCAGCTGGCTGTTGAAAAGGGTCATATCAGTGGTCATGGGATTCTCGATTATTTGCGGACGGTGACGCGGGTTTCGCTGTTGGCCTTCAGCCCCGGCGGCAGCGTGCCGGTTTGCTGGACGTAGGTTTCCACCGCATCCTTGGAGACGCGGTTTTCATACAGGTGCTGGTTACCCGTGCCGACAGCCCATGCCCGGAACGCGGCGGGGTCCTCCACGGAGTAGGAGTTGCGGGTGGTGAAAAACGAGGTGCCAGCATCGGCGCGCAGCGACTGCAAGCCGCTGGCCATCATCTGGCTACCGAGCAGGGTTTCAATCATGCCCATGGCTTCGTTGAAGGGAGCCATTTTTGCCTTGTGCGCAGCTTCAATTTCGGCTTTCTTGTCGCGCAGCTGGATGTATTTCTGAATCAAGTCGCTGCTGCTGTACTGGACAGGTGCCGGACCAGCAGGGATGGCCGGTTGGTTCACGAGAGATCTCCTTTGTCTTGGCGTTCAAACATATCGAGAAGGACTTGCTGCACGTTGCCGCGACGATCGAGCACCCGGAACAGCTGCTGCTCCAGTTTCGACGACACCAGTTGCACGATCATCTGAGCGTGCCGTTGGCCAGCGCGGGTGATGCGCCCATTCGCCTGTTCGTAGGTCTCAAGGCTCTGGGGCGGCCCCCACCACACGATCGTACTAGCCTCGGTCAAAGTCAAGCCGTGGGACATGCACTCCGGATGGGCCACCAACACGTGTGGGTCCGGGGCGTGCATGAAGTTGGAAAAGATGACTTCGCGCTGGCTGGGCGTCACGTCGCCGGACACGTAGGCGACCGACCAATGGGCGCTCAATTGCTTGACAAGCCACTCCAGCGATGCCTTGTACGGGGTGAACACGATGACCTTGGCGTTGGACTCGGCGATGGCTTCCTCCAGCAGCTTGCCCCGGCCCTTGGTCTCGAAGGCGATGGGCTGGTGGTTCTGGTCATACACGAAGCCCAGCGCGATTTGCAGGCACTTGTTGGCTTGGTCTGCCGCGTTGGCCGCTTTCACGCCCAGATGCTCGATGGCAGCTTCGTCCTGCATATGCTTGAACGCGCGGTGCTGGGTTGGCGTCATCGGCGTCTCGCGCATCACCGTCGTGCAGGGCGGCAGGTCGTAGCATTCGTCGCGGGTGAAACGCACGGCCGGCTGCATCAGTTTGTGGACCGTGTCCAGCGCATCGCGCTTGTTGACCCAACGGTACGGGCCGTACTTGTTCATCACCGTTTCGCGGAAGCGGGTGAACGACTGGCCACCCAGCACCGCGGGGGTCAGCATCTTGATCTGGCCGTAGGCGTCGCTGGCGTCCTTGGTCATGGGCGTAGCGGTCATGCCGCAGACGCGGTCCACTTCGCCGACAAACCGGTAAGTGCACTTCCACAGGTCCGTCTTGGCGTTCTTGTAGACCGACAATTCGTCCAGCCCCACCATTGAGAACATCCCCAGACGCTCGACCAATTCATCGATGATGGTTTCCACGCCGTCATGGTTGATGATGTGGATGTCCACGTCCTCGTCCAGCAGGCGTAGGCGTTTTTTCTTGTCGCCGTGCAGCACATTGCAGCGCAGGTGCGGGAACACCAGCGACACCTCGCGCTGCCACGTCTGGCGCAGGGTGGACAGCGGGGCCGTCACCAGCATGCGGCCGTAATTGGGCGTGGTCTTTTTCAGGAAGTCGTAGGCGTACAGCAGTGAGCGGGTCTTGCCGGTGCCAATGCTGTTGAGCACGAAACTGCGGCGGTTGGTGGTGATGAGCGCGGCGGTGATGCGCTGGGCATCGAAGGGCTGAGTACCCGGTGGCGACGGCCAGTCGTAGGACATGAGCACGGGTGGGCGCACGTCGTAGCCGAGGTTGCGCAGGACCTGCGTTTCGTCAACCTTGTGCGGGATGAGCATGCACTCCCGGCCTTCGTGCACGAAGGTCTTGGCGTGCGGCACCATGATGTGCAGACGGGGGTCCGCCTCCACGATCAGGTGTTCCTTGAAGTAGATGGGCTTGGCTTCCATGATCACAGTTCAAAAGGCTCGCGTGGTTCCAGCTGCTCCAGCCAGTTTCGCAGGTAGCGCAGGGCCGTCTCATCCACGACGGTGTGCACTGTAGCGCCTGCGCGGCGGAACTCGCTGGCTTTCACTTTCTGCCGACCGGTCAAGTCGGCGTCGGGGTCATCGAAACGTTTGGCTTCCAGAATGAAGGGATGGCCAGCCACCACACCGGTGGCATCGAGCGTGGTGGTGAACATGGTACCTGCATGCCAGTCAATGCAGAACTCCATGCCGCGCCGCGCGCACACCTCTTCGATGGTTGCTTTGATGCGGTCCTTGACTTTGTCCTCTGGCGTTTTCTTGCTCACGAGAAGTCCCGGAAGATGGTGCTGCGCCGGATGATGCGGCGCTGTCCGTTGTACTGGCCCGCGTTGATGAGGAACAACGATGAGCCGCGCGTGTTGCCGTTGATTGGCTTGCCGTTGGCCCCGAGGAACCCGATGCGTCCCACCAGCGTGAACTCAAACGCGTTGGGGATAAGGTCGAAAAATCGCTCCTCTCCGTTGGGCGACATGATCAGCATCGCCGTCAGCGACGCGCATCCCAGCGCGTACGCCACCCACGGGTCGATGTCCGAGTACGGCGGGTTGCAGAAGATGCGACACCCGTCCGGCCAGCGGTGGCTGAGCGAGTCGCCCGGGGTGAACTCGGGCCGGCTCCACAACGGCGTGGCCAGCGCGTTATTGCTGTCGCACGCGGCGTCGTAGTCGAATGCCCCGCCGGCCACGTGCTGCGCCCACCGATAGACCGACAGCGGCGTGGTCCACGTGTCGCGGTCGGCGGGGCGACCCGTCATCAACCCATCACTCCCAAGATCCACAAGCGCGCCAATACCGGTACGGCGAACAGGCCCGCGATGATGAAGCACACTTTTTTACCCCGAGGGGGCATATCCGGGGCGATGGAGAAAATCATCGCAAGCCCCGCGACCCCCATCATGAGCAGGTAGGTAAGTGCTAAAGAACGGTCCATGTCCGTTACTTCCGCACCGGGTACAGCACGTCCACGATGGTCTCGGTCGGGTCTTTGAGTACGATACCGAGCAGCTGGCCAGTGGCGTCGTCATGCTCGACCACAATGGTGACGTCGCGGTGGCCCCGGGCGTGATAGTCTTCCTGCCGGTGTTCGGCATGCGCCACCAGCTGGTGCACCCACTCCGCCGGCATGTCACCATCGTGCCAGATGATCTCGGTACCATACTCCGGGTGGCCGTGCACGGACAGCATCTGCTCCAGCGAGGCGAACACGGAGACCGAGTTCGCCTTGGTGAGCCATTTCAGCACGCAGGTGCCATCGCCGAACACCACGCCTTCGTACTGCGGCTGGTCGTCGGGGTTGGCCTGCACTTCGCTGTGCGTGCCGCGTTCGGACAGGTTTCGCCGGAACGCGGTGAACCGGATGATCTTAGTTTCCATTTTGCGCCCTCTCTTTGGCTTCGCGTGCATCGGTGGTGTTGTGCGGGCAAGCCTTGTAGGGGCAGTACGCGCACAGCGGGTTGGGGTTGACGGGGAAGTTGTTGGTCTGGATGGCCTCCTCCAGCGCGCGCACGCGGGTAATCCAGCCGTTCCACAGCAGCGACTCCTCCTGCCGGTGGACAATGCGTGGGTGCGCGGCGCCGTGCGCGTAGAACACCAGTCCGCCGTTGACCTGCTGCACCGCAGGGAAGTGGCGGAACACCAGCAGGGCGGTCAGCTCGATCTGGTCATCGCTCTTGCGCACCTTGCCCGACTTCCAGTCCAGATACGTGGCCTTGGCCCCGTTGACCTTGAGGTAGTCAGCCGCGCCGCGCACCCATGCGTTATTCCAGTCCGTGCCGCTGCATACCACCATCTGGTTGGTGAGCGTCATCTTGAACTCGATGTACTGCTCACCCGGCGCGGCGCGGATACGCTCGAACATGGACTGCAAGGGCGCCAGTCGCGGCGGCAGCGCAAGGCCCTGTTTCAGGAAGTGCTCAATGCCAGCGTGCTCAGCGTCGCCCTTGCGGTTGTGCTGGTTGCCGTCGTCCACCATCTTGCCGATCTTGACCGCCCAATACTTGCGGGGGCAGTTCTCGAACATGCCGAGCGCGCTGTAGGACCACGCGACGATGGGCCTAGCCATTAGCGCGCTTCTCCGCCAGTTCGGCTTCATAGCCGGCGTAAAAGGCCACGCACGCCGTTACGAAAAACACCAGTTGTTTTGCCAGAGGCAGGTGGGCGTGCATGGAAACCCCCGTCAGGAAGAGGCTTACTCCTGAAATCATGTAAAGCAGTCGTTTAATCATCACTTGCACTCCGCATAGTTTTGGCCGAAGCCCACTTCACAGGCTAACGGCAGGTCTGGTGCCCACACCGGGTTGGTCGTCATCGCCCACACCAGTGCATCCTTTACCCACTTCTCATCCAGCCCTTCGTCATACAGCACCACCAGTTCGTCGTGCACCGAAAACACGATGTCGAACACGCGCTGGCCATTGCCATACCGCAGGGAGTCCAGCCGCAGCAGCGCGTCACTGACGAACAGCCGCGCGACGTGCTGGGTGATGTTCTCCACCAGCAGCCCGCCGTAGATTTTCTTACGTACCTTCGCGCGTTTCCAGACGCGGCTGTAGGTCCACTCGCACCCCTGCTCGTTGGGGTCCTGCTTTTCTGCGTAGCGCAGGTCGGGGTAGTACATGTACGACCCGTCCGGCAACCACAGCTTATAGTCCTTGACGATGTACGGCCCCAGCTGCCCCTGCATGCCGTAGGCGATGTTCTGCAGCTGCTCCCCCGCCCGGTACCAGAAGTTGGCGATGCGGTGGCGCTTGTTGCGGTAGCCCGACACCACGCGCTCACCGAACGACAGCGACTCATCCTGCAGCACGATGCTGTCGCGGCGTGCGGCCACCTTGAGCGAGTGCAGGAACTTTTTGGCGCCGCATTGGTAGCCGCACTGCAGCTCCGTGGTCTTGCCCACGAACCGCTCCTGCGCGTGAATGTCCTTGCCGCTCTCCTTGGTGACGGTGTAGCCGTACAGCGCGGTGGCTTGGTCGCTGTAGACGTCGCCACCGTTGCGCAGAATGTCGAGCACGTCGGTCTGCCCTGACTGCCACGCGTTGACGCGCAGCTCGATCTGGGACAGGTCCGCCGCCGCCATGCGCTTGCCCGGCGGGGCGATGAGCGCCTGCCGCAGGGGCGAGTATTCAATGACCGCCTTGCCTTTCTCGTCCTTGACGACGTTGCCGGCGTCGTCCTTTTTCAGCTTGTTCCGCGGGAAATTCTGGATGTTGATGTTTTCGTCGCCCGACCAGCGGCGCGTCGGCGTAGCGCCGCAATACTGCAGGGGCACGGGCAGCGGGCCACGGTCGGCGATGCTGATGAGACGGGTCAGACGCGACTCCAGCAACGAGGACTTCGTGCCCAGCCGCGCCTCCACCAGCGCTACCACCTGCTCATCACCCGAGTCCAGCAGATCCATAAACTCCACGTCCTGCTTGGAAAACGCGTACACCAGTTTGGGCGAGCCGTCCGGGTTTTTCTGTTTGGGGCTGTACTTCATCGGCGGTTCGATGCCCAACGCCGTCAAGTGGCGGGCCATCGTGTCGTCACTTCGCAACACGGCGACGTCAGCGATGCCGGCGTTCTGGAGCAGGCTACCCCGCCGCTGGTAATACGCCCCTAGTTCGTGCTGCAACACGGGCTTGTCCAGCATCAGACGCGGCTGGCAGAAAGCGCGGATGGTCCAATCAATCAACTGCATCTCCGACTGCTGGATGTGCGGCAGCATGGTCATCAGCGCTTCGTGACACAGCTCCGTGTCGTCCACGCTGTACGATCCGTACCGGTTCAGCTGCTCAGTGGTGAAGTCGGCGCGGCGCTTGCCGTAGGCGTTCTCCACCTCCGTGCCCTTGCGCCGACTCAATTGCAGGTACTCGGCCACAGCTTTCAGGCTGACACTGCTGGCTAGACCGAACAGGCCCTTGGCCATCGACATGGTGCAGATGTAGCGCTTGGGGAAGATGCCATACAAATGCGCCAGAATGAAGCCGTCGAACTTGCAGTTGTGCGCGGCCAGCACCACCTGCGACCAATCGAACTGGCGCAGGTGGGCGCCGAACTCGGCGCGGGTGCCGGTGAACCAGTAAGCCGGGTCGTTATTGGTCTTGATGCTGACCAGAATTTCCTCGAACAGCGGGTCGCGCACATACTCCTCGGTGGTCTGGCTGGAGAAGCCACACACCGAGTCATAGAACGACTCCCAGTCGAGCGTGATCAGCATGGGCGGCGGCCTCCGGTGAGCAGCGCATTGTGCGCGTTGTTGCCCCACTGGGCGTCGAATACGCATCGCGGCGAGCCACAGCTGCAGCAGTACGGTGGCGGTTGGTTAGCGCGCAGCACGTCGTGCAGGCGGCGCAGGTCCCCGTCCGTGGGGGCATCCTTCAGCAGGACGCACACGGCGCGGGGGTTGTCGATCATGCGGGCGACGCCGAGAATCTTCATCGCTCAGCCCTTCTTGCAGCGGTGGACCAAGAACGCGTACTTGCGAGACGTAGTGTTCATGCGCTTGGCATACGCGCGGGCATCCGCGCGGTCGTCAAACACCTTGACCGGCCAGTTGTCACCGGGAGTAAAGTCGTTTTCCGTCATTGCTTCCCTGTAGCGAAGTACGACCCAGACGATTTCCTGTTTTTCTGCCATGACACACCTCATCGGTTGGCGTTGCGGGCTTCCATCTTGTCCAGCCACTCGGGGGTGGCGTTAGACACGTGGGGGAGGTCGGCGATGTCGCACAGAGTGCGAAGCATCACATCGGGGATATGGCGCAGTGATTGCGTGCCGTTGGCAAACAAGCCGGTGCGTGGCATGAGCAGGGAGGCAGCGCGAGTGCGCTTGTGAGTGATGATGGACTGCATCTGCAGCAGATGTTGGAGCACCACGTTCAGCGCTTCGCGGTCGGTCGCTTGCGCCATCATGCGCTGCAGCGACGGAATCAGATCAGGTCGTTCCGCGCGAAGTTGGTTCGCGATTGCTTGCACGTCCACGATAGTCCCCAGTTAAAACGGTTATAACAGCCCTTTGCACTGCACCCCTCGCTTTCTGCCCTCAGCAAAGGCTTTCATCGCGGCCATGTAGGAAGGCATGGCTGGCGGCGGTATGAGGCTGCAGGCAACTCCAGACCCGCCGGGGCGCAGTGCAAAACGCTTTTGGCCGGCACCTCCTGAGCGCGCTGACTAGGCGTCCCATTAGCTTGTCAAGCTGGAGGTGACGGGCAAAAGGGCACTGGGGTGGTGCGAACACCCCAGTGCCGGAGGTCAAGCGACCCTGCTCACTCGCCCTCGGGACGAACGATGCCCCGACGCTGCGCAGGAGTCAAGGTGTAGAGCAGCGGCACGCCCGCGCACTGGGCGCGGTTGGCCAGCTGGTACGCCTCGTGCAGGCACAGCACGCGCTTGCCACCTTCCGGGTCGATGGCCGCGGACACGCGCGCCAGCTCACGGTACTCGCAGTTCTGGTCGATCTTGCCGCCGCTGAACGACGCGCCACCGAACCACGAACTGAGCGCGCCGCCGCCGGTCTTGTAGCAGGACGCGGTGGCATACGGCGCCGACACCAGCATCGACGGGGCCTGATCCACACGCACGCGGTCCGGCGCCTTGGCCTCGTTGAAGGTCACGTTGGTTGACTGCGCGTTGCCGTTGTTGCTGGCGTTGCTGGAGGTCGACTGCGACTGGCCTTGCGTGGTGCTGGTCGAGGTGCCCACGGTGTTGGACACGTTGTTGCGCACGTCGTTGGTGTTGGACTGGCCCTGCGTCTGGCCGTTCACGCCGACATTGGACTGGTTCTGGCCTTGGCCCTGCGACTGGCCTTGTCCTTGGTGCTGGCCCTGACCCTGCGAAGCGTTGCCGCCAAGGCCGATGCCAGTGCCGCCTGCACCCCCAAGGCCAATGCCAGTCCCACCATCACCTCCACGGCCGCCTTGACCACCCTGACCTCCCTGCCCGCCTTGGGCGACGTTCTGGTTGATGTTGGTGCTGTCCACGCTGGCGTTGCCACCGGTGGCACTGCCGCCCTGACCGATGCCGACGCCGATGCCCACCCCGGTACCGTTGCCGCCCGTGGCGGTGTTGTCGCCGCCGGTGGTCGGCGGATTGCAGTTGTTGCCGTGATTGCCGCACGGATTCGGTTGGCTGGGCGCGGCCATGGCTAGACTGGAGGTGGCCAGCAGGATCGCCAGCAGCAGGTAACGCGAGTGCATCTTCATTTAGGAGTCCTCGTTGGATGAGGGGCACAGACGACCCCGCCACGTGCCCCCTTGCCGTGACGGGTGGTGAAACTGGAATGTACGCCTAACTCGAACAGAGTCAAGCGTCACAAATTAGTGCGTTGGGCGCTCGCCCACCCGCATGATGCTGACCATGACCCGATCGTCGCTGCACTGGAACTGCAACATGCCGGTGTGCGCCAGCAGCGCGACGCTGGCCTCCATCAACTGCTCCGTCAGGCGGGCATACTCGGCCCACGCCGCGCCTTCCTTGTCCATCAGGTCCTCGACAGCGAACTGCGTTTTCATGGCGGCGCACCCCGGTCCCAGAACAGGAATTCCTGCGTCACGACGGCCTTGCTCAGTTCCTCCAGCGTGGCCGCCGTGTCGGGGATGACTTTCTTGTACCAGCCGCCGATGGGCATGAAGTCGTTGGCATCGGAGATGCGCACGTACAGCTCCGACCACTGCGGCTTGACCACCGCACGCAGTTCCAGAATGTCGTATTTGCTGGTAGCCATGTCAGCCCCCCTTACGTCGATTGGCCGAGCGCGACAGGATCTGCCGGTTCGACTTGGCGTTGTTCATCGGGTTGCCGTCCTTGTGGTCGACTTCCTTGCCGTCGCCCTTGTGCACGCGGCCGGCGCGTTCTTCCTCGCGGCGCGCGGCATTGCGGCTGGCGCGGGCTTTTTTCTGCTCCGGGGTGCCGTGGTACTCCCGGTATTCCTTTTTGTAGTCGCGTGCCATGGTCATTCCCTCATAGACAGGAGTTGCTGGGTCACCTCGTTGGCCAGCTTGCTTCCACCGTGCTTGTCGGGGTGGCATAGGCGGATGAGGCGTTCGAGGAATTCTGGATCGAATCGAGCAGGTTTGCCATACGCCGCGGCGCGGAACAGCGACGGCACGGCAGCGCCCTCCTGCCGAAACAGCCGCTCTTGGGCCTTGGCGTAGGCGTCAAGGTAGACCTTGCGCTCATGCGCAGCTACCGCCCATTTCCACGCGGTGAAAAGCAGCAGCACCAGCAAAATCTCGTACTCCATGTCACTTCTCCCCGAGTTTGGCCACGTACTTGTCCCATCCACCGCAGCGGTCAACTGCCGCGATGGCCCCCTGCAGCGTCGACGTCGCCACGCCCGCGCCAGCCGCCATAGCTTGGATGCCCAGCTTGCGATCGAGCGAATGGTATTCCGCGTGCAGCTTGCCCAATTTACCCAACGTCAAGGCGCGCGGCAGGCGGGGGCGGAAGTCAGGATCCACCTCCACCTGCACGCGCTTGGATGGCTTGCACAGCAGAGCGCCGCAGGAACGCACCCGGCCATCACGCAACGCCGGGGCCGGCACCATCTTGACGACGCCGCATGAACACCGGACGCTCACCATCGTCTCCCTGCCGCCCCAGACACTCGTCAGGACAGAGAGCTTGCCGTACTTTTTGCGTAACTTCTTCATAGTCGATTTCTCGTGGGTCGATCTCGTACATGTGGTACAAGGGTTTGCCCGTCACGCCGCTATACAGGCTAGATGCGTCCCGGGTCACGCTGACAGGGCGAGGGTTCCGCACGTCAATCACAGCGCCGGGGTCCACGCCGGTCAGCGCGCTGAAATACACCGTGCGCGGGCTGATGTTCATCACGTCACGATCGCGCTGGTCAATTTGCGACAACACTGCCCCAATGCCGTACGTGTAGCACACGGGGTCATCCACTTTGCCCATCAACAGAGCATAAAGCGCTGGGTTGGCCTCGGGTTCGGCCAGCGTGTTGGCCACAAGGCGACCATAGAACGCCCCCATGCGGTCCACCAGCTGCTGCGAGGACATAAGCTGCCAAGCCCCTTTGATGTTGGTGAAATCAGGGAACATCAATCGCAGGTTTCGGTACAGCACCAGCGACACGTCCACGGGGTAGCCGCGCATGAGCAACATAATGAACACCGTGTCGGCGCCGTACGACGACATGTCGAAGTGCGGATGTGCTTGGAGCAGAGCAATTGGGTGATAGGGTGCGCGCGTGGCGACCCGCTGCCTCGCCAAGTCAGCAACCCGGTCCATGACCCGCTTGTCGTGGACAGAGCAGTTGGCGCGGATAAGCACGCGGTTAACCGATTCGCGCCATCCGCGTTCCTCGGCTTCCAGCATTTCAAGCCTCTTGTCGGACAATCCACACCTCCCGGTCGGCTAACCACGTCATGCTGAAAGACCTGCCTGAGCGCTGCAGAAAACGCGCCACCACGTTGACGTCACGGGTGTCAGCGTAGGCGCCCACGCCATGCACGCTGAACTCCTGCAGTAGTTTTTTGATGTACTGCTTGCGGGGGAAAGGCGACACCCGCAGGAGCGGCGCCTCCCGCGGGTACCCAGCCGCATAGTGACCGTGGGTGATGGTCACTGGCCGAGCGTCGAATGCAGCTTGGACAGGATCTCGTCGGTAGACTGCTTGACCGACATGGCCACACCCACGTTACTGCGCAGCACCTCGGCGTCGAACCCGGCGATGCGCTCGCGCACCTCCCGCGTCAACCGCTCCAGCGTCGCATCGCCGAACACGTTGAGCGAAGCCAGCAGGTCCACCGTCTCGCGCAGCTGGGACACCATGGTATCGCGAAACACCTTGGTCTTGCCCTTCTCCTCGTCCAGCTGCAGCCGGTCGCTGTAGCGCTCCAGCGACTCGCGCAACCGCCCCCATGCCGCCCGCAAGGCGTCGCCCACCTGCCGCTGCACGTTACCTTCGTAGTGCTGCTGCCATGCGACAGCGGCCTTCTCGGACATGCCCACTCGCACGTCGCCAAAGTCCTTGGGGACCGGCGAAAATGAAACCTTGATGGAGAACTTGCTGCGCACCACGTCCGGCTGCGGGTAGTCGCTGTCCTCGCCCATATCGCCGAGGTTGGCCACAGCCTGCGCGCGCAGCACCGGGTACTGGGCCACGAAATCGTCCACGGTCTTATCGAACTCGACCTCCAGATCACGCAGCTTGCCGACCACCACCAGCGCACGGGCGTTGGGCAGCAGGCGGTTACCGGCGTCGTCCCACGGCACCGTGTTGGTGTCGATGTAGTCGCGGATCTGGTTGGCCTTGCGCTGCACTTCCTTGAGCGCGGCATCGGCGTTGGCGAGCAGATGCTTGTTGACCCGGGCCGCGTCGTTGGTGGCGCCGGCCGCCGTGATGGTTTTCTGGGTCTGCTTTTTGTCCAGCTTGCGGGCGGACCACACGCTGATGGAGCAGTAGGCCAGCATGCATGCGTCGGCGATGTTGGGAATGGTGACGTTGGTCATGGCGGTTTCCTTGCGGTAGTTATAACGGTTTTAACTTAGCCCTCGATATACACGTGCCGCAGCTTCTCCGGCGGCTTAACGCTGGGGACAGTGATGGCCCAGATGAGCGGCTTCTCACTGTCGCAGAACGGCGTATAGCCATCGGTCAGGACTACGATGATGTCCGCCTTCTCTTTCTCGCCACGGCGTACGCCCTTGGTCATGTCCGTGCCGCCGCCACCCGGCACTTTCTTGTTCAGCACCGCGCGCAGGTCCGAGCTGTTTTTCACCACGTCCACGCGGTGCACGGCGGCATCGGTCCACGCGATGCTGACCATCTCGGGGCGCGCGTCGTCCATGATGGACGCCATGTGGCCGCCGAAGAACTGCAGCATCTCGTCGTTGATGGACCCGGACGTGTCCACCACGATGAAGATGTGCCCCGTGCCGTGCGCCGTGCGGCCCGGAGCACCGATGCCCCGCACCACCAGCCGGCGCTGCAGCCGGCGCCACGTGGAGTTGTCGTTGCCGCGGAACACCGACTTGACGAACTGGCGCAGGATGGCCCACGGCGACTCGTTGGGTCGCTTGAGCGCGCCCACCAGCCGCTCCATGCCGGCGGGGTAGTTGCCGGTGATGGCCTTGTGCGCCTCCGCCGCCTGCATCACCTCGGCCGGGCCGATGGGCGCGGTCTTGCCCTCGGCCGCCTCGGCTTCACCGCTGCCGTGACCATCCAGCGCCTGTTGCCCATCGGTCTTACTGCCCTTGCCATTGCCGTTGCCGTTTCCCTGATTGTCCGGCATCAAGCAGTAGATCTCCTCCGGCGTCATCTCGTCGGTGTACTGGTTGTCCAGACAGATCTCGAACCCGACTCGATTGGGGTCAGGCACCGCGCCCACACCGCTTTTGCGCAGAGCGAAGTTGATGGCGTAGTCCGCCGCTTTGTTCATCTTGTAGTGGTTATACGGCTTGCCGTCTGGGCCAACGCCCGATTTGATGAACTGTTCCATGCGCGGCAGGTGCCCCCATGCCATGTGCATGATCTCATGCGCCACACAGAACACCGCCTCATCGTCAGTCAGCTTGGCAATGAACTCCGGGTTGTAAGCGATCTCGTACGGAGTCACGTACAGAGTCGGTTGCTTAGGGTCCTCCCGGTGCGGCACCTTGTGCATCAAGGTACCGAAAAACGGGTGGGACAGCTGCAGGGCCATACAGGCTTCGTTGTAAATCGCCATGACGAACCTCAGACAGTGATGTACTTGGAGAACTTCTGCAGCAGCGGCTGATTGGCCATGATCCACTGGTACGCGGCCGGCGTGCCCATGAACTGCGGATTGCGGCGGCACAGTGCGACGAAGCCGGTCACGGCGAAGTTCGGGTCGAACCGCGCCAGATACGTGCACACCTGCTCCATGTGGGGGAGTTGGCAGCGCACCGCCACCAGCATGACCATGGCGTAGCGCATGTCCAGACCTTCCGGGATGGGCGTGCCAGTGGGGTTGGCCACAACCTGCTCGTAGCTGGGCAAGTTCATCGCCGTACGCACCAGTCCGGCCAGCTCACCCGCCGGGCCTCCGCCGATGACACCCGCCAGAAGTGCCATGCCCAGTTTGTTGTCGACCATGGCGCGGATGCCACCGGGGTAATGCTTGGCCAAGTCACTGCAGGCATGAATGGAGCGCGGCGTGCAGTACGGCGCATCGGGAGCCTTGGGCACCGTACCGGCGAACACCACTTCCGGGCGGAACTTGGCGAAGGCGATGACTTCCGGCTCCAGCCCGGCTTCGATCGCCCACATTGCCCAGTCGTCCGGGGTCGGAGAGTTGACCTTGACGATGCTCAATCGGTTGACGACGTGCGACAGCAAGGTGTTGGCGCCAGCACCGTCGTCCAACCCGTTACCCGCCAGCACCACCATCCAGCCATCGGGCAACTGGTAGCTGCCGATGCGGCGTTCGTAGATGAGCGGCGCCACGGCTTTCTGCACCTCATGCGGGGCCTGCACGAACTCGTCGAGGAACAGGATACCGTAGGGGTGGTTCTCGACCGCATCCCAGAACGCCGGCTTGGTGAAGCGGGCGTTGTCGCCATCGGGAATGAGGTAACCGCGCACATCCACTTCGGACACCGAGGTGAGGTGGAACTCTTCCACGTGCACCGGCTTGACCAATTCCAGTTGCAGGTGCGAAGCAGCGAGACGGACCATGGCCGTCTTGCCCACGCCGGGCGGGCCGATGAACAGCGGGGTACGCTTGGCGTGGTAGCAGGTCTTGATGGCGTCGACGATGTCGTTGGCGGGGATATTGAAGTTGACGTTGCTCATGTGCAGGGTCCTTGGTTAAAACGGTTTTAACTGGGAATCTGTCCGGCCATCGAACAGTGTAGATATTATCGCAAGTTATACCGGTTAAGTCAATAGCTGATGTCGAACCTGTCCATCCAGAACTTGGCTGGAGGCAAGCCGGGGCCGGTGGTCACGATGATAAAATCACGGCCGCCGACGACTTCGCATCGGCACGAAAGGCTGAGCTTGTGGAACAGTTTCAGCACCTCCGCGTACTTGACCCGCATCTCGGGTGAGAGTTTGTTGTAGTCGCTGCGGATGGCGGCAGGCAGTTGCATGGGTGCTCCGAAAGAAAAGGGGGGCGCCCGAAGGCGCCCCGTGATGGTCACTCCTTGCCGGGGGCAAAGATCTCGTCGGCGATCTGGTACACGCCGTCGCGGCTGGGCAGCGCCGACATGTTGGCGTCCACCTCGCGCAGGAACTGGCGCAGCTCGGCTACGGTCAGCGCCGGGTCCGCGTTGCGCAGCACCTTGTCCATCAACTGCACGAGAATGGCGTACGACTGCACCGGCCCGCTGCCGGTGCTGCTCGGGTCGAGCGCGTTGGCCGGGTTGTCGATGAACAGCTTCGGCGCCGACACCAGCAGGTGCGCCCACCAGAACGGTGGCTTGCCGACCTTGCTGCGCTGCTCCACCGGACGCTCGAACGGCGACTTGGCCGGGCGGCCAGCAGCGCTGGTGCGGTCGGCCATGACGTCGGCCGTGGGCAGGCCCTCCACCGGCGCCAGATGCTGCTCGCCGATGGCCTGCTGCAGCGTGACCTGCGCCGGACCCGGCACGCCTTGCGCGGTGACCGGCTGGGGGCCGGCGGCCTGCACTGCTTGGTACTGGCGCTGGGCGGCTTGGTGGGCCATCAGGTCCTCGGCGCTCAGCGTGCCCGGGGGCAGCACCGGCGCAGCCGGAGCGGCCGGCGTGGTCACGGTCGGCGTGGCCGCCGGGACGGTCGTGGGCGCGATGATAGGCGCCACCACGGCGGCCTGCGGACCCAGCGCCTCGTTCAGCAGCGCGGCCAGCCCGGTGTCGCCAACCGGTGCGGCGGGGGCGGGAGCCGGTGCCGGCGGAGGTG